CCTGATATTTGGTTTTTAAAACAAAGAAGTAACAATGGAGAATCCTCACAAAAAAATTGGAGAGTAATGTTAAATACAGGAGTAGGAGGAGCCTTTCGTAGTTTAAGTGGTAGTAATCAAACTCTTGTATTAAATGAAGCAAGTGCAGCAGGAGGATTATATAGAAATGATGGTAATTTTGAACCTACTTCTACAGTAGTTCAAGCACCTGATAATGGAAATGCAAATTCGTTTTTTGTGGTAAGTGGAAATACTTATGTAAGTTATTGTTGGCACTCAGTTGAAGGATATAGTAAGTTTGGAAGTTATATCGGAAATGGTAATGATGACGGACCATTTATTTATCTAGGATTCAGACCCAGGTTAGTCGCAATTAAGTGGTTAACAGGTGTAAATTCAGCAGAGAATTGGGGTGTTTTTGATACAGCTAGAAGTACATCAAATCCTAGTTCTAATGATAGCACTTCTCAATTACAATGGGATACAGAAGGAGCAGGAAGTAATACAAGTGCTCACAAAATTGACTTTTTATCTAATGGTTTTAAAATGCGTGGGAGTGGTGGATTAAATAATACAAATGGTGCAACATATATCTACATGTGTTGGGCAGACGTGCCATATAAATATAATAATACTTTTTAGGAGGTGAAATAATATGTGGGCTTATATAAAAGATAACAAGATAGAGGAGATAATTGCTAGACCTAAAGATATGGTCATAGATGATGTAAGACATTCTCGAAGAATATTTACTGCATGGACTTGGGATGAACTCAATGCCATAGGTATTTATACAGTAGAATCAGGAACACAAGGTAATGATAGGTTTGAAATAACAAGTCAACCCACATACACATTTGATAGTTCTAATAAAAAAGTTACTACTAAATATACTATTACAGATAAAGCATTAGACGATTCAGAAGCTAAAGATGAGTCTGGTAAAAATATATTAGACCTTGATGGTAACAAAGTAATTAATTATGGGTTAAAAACACAAGCTAAAAATTTAGCTAAAACACAAGCTAACACTTTAATAGCTAGATTTAATTGGTTAGTAGAACGCAGTATTTATGATAGTAGCAAAGCCATTCCTGATGCAGTAAAAACATATGTTGCAGCAATAAGAACAGATTGTGCTGCGATAGAAACTGCGATCACTGATGCTAGTGATATGACTGCTTTCAAAGCATTGTATGCAGATGAATTAAATAGTGATGGTTCAGTAAAAACAGTAGCAAGAATAAATAGGTGGACATCAGATTCAACTGTAACTAACTATTTAAGATAATGTTATGCTTAGTGAAGTCCAGATTGTTGGAGGAATAAATAAACAAGTTACACCTACAGGTGCACAAGGTAAATGGGTTGATTGCGATAACGTAAGATTTCGTTATGGTTTTCCAGAAAAAATAGGTGGATGGGAACAAACAACTTCAAGCACTATAGTGGGTGTTGCTAGAGATATGCACATTTGGAGTGATATAGTTGGTAAAAGATACATAGCCATAGGAACTAATAAAGGTTTGTTTATATATCATGATGGATCTATGTACGATGTATCTCCGTTAGATACAAACATAACTTCTTGTACATTAACCACTACTAACAATTCTGCAACAGTTACTGTTAACAAAGCAGCACATGGGCTAGAAATAGGTGATTTATTTTTATTTTCTAGTGTTACATTACCAGGTGGAGGCACTGGTTTTGTTAGTGCAGATTTTACACAAAATACTTTTGAAGTAATAACAAGAACTTCTGATACATTTACTGTAACAGCTGGTAAAGTAGAATCTGGTGCTGGGTTCAGTGCTGGAGGTAGTGTTACTTTAACTCCATACTTTAAAGTTGGTGATGCGGTACAAGTAACGGGTTATGGTTTTGGTACAGGTCTTTACGGTGGTACAAACCCCACAATAACAAGCACAACATTAAACGGGTTGTTAAATGATGACACAAATGGAACAGGAGGTTCAGGCACAACAATCACATTAACATCGGTCTCAGGATTTAGTAGTGGTGGCGGCACTTTAAAAGTAGGGGAAGAATTAATAACTTATACAGGTGTAGCAGGTAGCACTGTCACAGGAATTGTAAGAGGAGCTTCTGGTTCTACAAGATCTGCTCATGATAGTGGTGCTGTTGTACAAGAAGCCTCAAACTTTACAGGGTGGGGAGATGCCTCACCGACTGGTGAAGTAACATTAGAACCAGGAAACTGGTCATTAGATAACTTTGGTCAAATATTAGTTGCGACTGTAAAAAACAATAAGACTTTTCAATGGAATCCGAGCAGTGCCTCGGCTCTGTCAACGAGAGCTACAGTTATAACAAACGCACCAATACAAAGCGTGATGACTGTAGTATCTGACAGAGATAGACATTTAATACATTTAGGCACTGAAACCACAGTAGGTACAAACTCTCAAGATAAAATGTTTATACGTTTTGCAGATCAAGAAAACTTTGAAGATTATACTCCTACCTCAACAAATACTGCTGGCACATTTAGAATAGATAGCGGTACAAAAATAGTAGGTGCAGTAAATGCAGGTAGTTATATTTTAATACTAACTGATACATCTGCATATACGATGCAATTTGTTGGTCCTCCTTTTACATTTGCTATTCAACAAGTTGGGGCAAATTGTGGTTTAATATCACAACATGCTATAGTAGCAGTTAACGGAGTGGTTTACTGGATGGGTCAAGCTGGTGGTTTTTATGTATATGATGGAACGGTAAAAAAAATAGATTGTCAAGTAGAGGATTTTGTTTTTACTACGCAAGATGAAGATGATTTAGGTATGAATTTTGATGCGGCAAATGTTGTATATGCTGGTTATAATTCTTTGTTTAGTGAAATAAATTGGTTTTACCCTAAGGCAGACTCTCTTCAAATTGATAGAGTGGTTAGTTACAATTACAAAGAGGGACTTTGGACTATAGGATCATTATCTAGAACAACTTATTATGATAAGACTATATATGATAATCCTTATGCAACAGAGTACAGCACCACTACCATACCTAATTTTCCCATCATACAAGGAGCTACAGCTACTAATGGAGCTACAACTTTATATGCTCATGAGAAAGGAACTAATCAAGTTAAAAATGATGGAAGCATAACTGCAATTGTAGGCAGTATTGAAAGTGGAGATTTTGAAGTTGAAAGTGGTGGTACTGTAAGAGGTGAAATTTTCATGAAAATAAGAAGATTTATACCTGATTTTAGAGCATTGTCTGGTAACGCTAAAATAACTTTAAATTTAAAAGATTTTCCTAGCGACACTGAAGCTAGTAGTAGTTTAGGACCCTTTACCATATCTTCTGCTACTCAAAAAGTAGACACTAGAGCTAGAGCTAGAGCTGTAAGTTTAAAAATAGAAAACGTTACTACAAATGAAAACTGGAGATATGGAACATTTAAAGCTGACGTTCAACCAGATGGTAGGCGATGATGTATGGATATAAAAAATGTTGTTAGTTTTAAGGATGAAAAAATATGGAAAAGTGATCACACCTCTAATCCATATGCTATAGTTTTAAACGCTGCAAAAATATGGAAGTTTTCAAAACACGAATGGCCTGATCAGTATAAATTTTATTACGAATTAATTAAAGAAAATGAAAAAGAATTTAGGTGGGGTTTAGATAAACAAAAAGCTATTAAGGTGTTTATTATGAAAGAACACTATTATTTTGCAGCTCCTCCTGATATAATATATAAAGTTTTAAGAAAAGAACCTGAAAAAAAGAAAGGTAAGCGTGGATGAAAAAAACTAAAAATAAAATAAAAAAAGTTATCAAAGGATTAAAAAAAGCTTCAAAATTACATGCAAGTCAAGCTAAAACATTAACGGGAGTGATAAGTGGCAGATCCAAAAAAAGGAAAAGGTAAAAAACCTAAAGGTAGTGGTCGTAGACTTTATACTGACGAAAATCCTAAAGATACAGTTCGTATTAAATTTGCTACTCCTGCTGATGCAAGAGCAACTGTAGCAAAAGTAAAAAAAATATCTAAACCTTATGCAAGAAAAATACAAATATTAACTGTAATGGAACAACGAGCAAAAGTTATGGGTAAATCAGAAGTGGTAAGAATTGCTAAAGCTGGTAAGGTTGCATTAAAAAGAAAGAAACAAGTTGGCTAAAATAAATACATTTATACCAGAACCTAAAGAAGAATATAATATTGAAAACCAACGATTAATAAATTTAGCGTTGACACAAATAATTCAAAAATTAAACTTTACTTATCAACAAGAAATTAAAAATGATCAACAAGCTTTTGAATATTTTTTATCATGACAATACAGTATAAAAATCAAGGTTTTAAACAAACGGACACAAGTAAAACTACAGTGTTTACATGTCCGACTAATGCAACAGTTATAGTTAAAAGTGTGTATTGTGCAAACAATGATGCTTCATCAGCCATATTAGTAAATATGAATTTTGTAGATTCATCCGACTCAAGCACGGAATATGAATTTTTTAGAGATGACATAGCAGCTAAGACGCAGATAAATGCTTCACCTCAAGGTTTAAATTTAGAAGCAGGGGATGCTATTACTATACAAGCTGCTACTGGCAGTAACAAAATACAAGGTTTAATAAGTTATGCTTTATTAGATCGTTCTCAAGAAAATGGATAAAATAAGTTCTGCTATTTTTAAAATAGAAAAAGTTTTAGGCGATAAAATATGTAAAAATTTATCTGAGTATATTGAGCTATCTTGTAATCAAAAAGCTACTTTATTAAAAGGTGAAAAAGAGATTGAAGATAGTACACAAAGAAATGTGTATAATTATGGTTTAAATGAGTCTAAGGAACATGATCTATTGTATAAAAAATTAATATTTAATACTTGTGATAAAGCTATAAAAAAATACCAAACAATCTTTACAAGTTTACAAAATTTAAGATTAGAATCTATTAATTTATTAAAATACAAGAAAGGTAATTTTTATAAGAAACATACTGACGCTTTTTATCAAGTCAATAGGCAACTATCTTTTATAATTAATTTAAATAACGATTACGAAGGGGGTGAGTTGATTTTTTATTACCCTTATAACCAAAAACCTTATAGTAAAGTTGAATTACAAACAGGTGATTTAATTATGTTTCCTAGTAATTTTATGTATCCTCATTCTATACAACCGATAAAATCGGGTACTCGCTATAGTATAGTTTGTTGGTTTAGTTAATACTTGACTTTTTATAAGACATATCCGATATTATTTTAATGAAAACAATACAGTGCACTTCTCAAGAAATTTACAGAAATAAAAAAAACAATGTTAAATACGCTACAAAAGAAGACGCTCAACACGATGTAGATAATCCTAACACAGATACTAAACAAGAAGACATAGTATGCGATGTAAATATTATTGTGCCAAAAGAAGCTTTATCTATGATAAGCAAAACCAAAGATGAAAATTAAATACGATAGGTTTTATTACAATCCATTACCAGAACAATTAATGTTAGGTGTAAGCCGTACTCATGGACATGGTGTTTTTGCAAAATGTGATTTACCAAAAAAATATGATTTAGGTATGAGTCATATTAAAATACCTATAATACATGGCTATGTTAGAACTCCGATGGGAGGGTTTTTAAACCATAGTGAAGAACCTAATTGTCGTTTGTTCATAGATTTAGATTGGGATGATTATCTAGTATATAAAGTTATTACTATTAAAAAGATAAAACAAGGTCAAGAGTTGTTATTAGAGTATGGTTCATGACTCCTTTGGGTGGCACAGAAATACAACATAGATTTTTATCACACTATGTTGATGACAGTTTATTAGATAACTTTCAAATATGTACATCAATACCAGGTAAAGTAGAATTAAGCAAAGATAAAATAAATATACTTTGGCAAAAAAATAGTCACGACCAACCTAATATATATCCGTGGTTTGAAGATAAAACTAATCATGACCAGTTTGATTGGTATGTTTTTAATAGTCATTGGAATTATGAAAAATACAGATACAGGTTTGATATACCCACTCATAAATGTCACGTAATAAAAAATGGTGTGAATAACTTTCCTACACTTACACCTTTTAAAGAAGGTAATATGGTGCGTATGTTGTTTCATGTAACACCTTGGAGAGGACTAAATGTTTTATTAGGAGCTATGAGTTTATTAAAAGACTGTAATGTGCATGTAGATATTTTTAGTAGTTGTAAAATTTATGGAGATCAGTTTGAAAAAGAAAACGAAAGCAGGTATGAGCCTTTATACGAACAAGCTAGAAAGTTAGAAAATGTAACTTACATAGGATATAAAGAACATTCTTTCATACAAAAGTTTATGTATCGTTATCATATGTTTGCTTATCCAAGCACATGGGAGGAGACAAGTTGTAATGCAGCTTTAGAAGCTATGGCTGCTGGATTATTTTGTATAGTTACAAACTTTGGAGCTTTGTATGAAACATGCTCCGAGTTTCCTGTATACGTTACCTATGAGAAAGATACCAAAAGACTTGCTAGTAAATTTGCTACAGCTATCCGACAAGCAGTAAACACGATACACGAACCAGAGGTACAAGAACATTTAAAAATGCAACAAGAATTTGTTAAAAAGTTTTATAGTTGGGATAAGAAAAAATTAGAATGGACAAATTTTTTACAAGCTGCTTTAAATGACAGAAAAGGTTAAATTATATTTAGCGACACCTGTACATAGTGATGTATCTATGCACTACACTCAATCTGTAGTAAGGCTACAGACGGAGTGTTACAAAAAAGGCATTGAGTTTACACTAGAATTAATGAAATCAAGTTTAGTAACACAAGGTAGAAACTTGTGTGTATCTCATTTTTTAAATTCTGATGCTACTCATTTACTTTTTATTGACAGTGATATTTTATTTTATCCACAATCTATCTTTGAAATGATAAGAGCAGATGTTGATTTAATTAGTATACCTTATCCTATGAAACAAATACATTGGCATAAGGTATTTAATAAAATTGAAGATATACCTAACATGACAGAGTTACAAAGACATACAAGTGGTAATAAGTTTCCTGTCAAAATTAAAGATGCAGAAAGTGATATAAAGTGTGTAGATGGCTTAATAGAACTGAACTTCGCACCCACAGGATGTATGTTATTAAAACGGCAAGTTTTTAATAAAATGATACAGAAGTATCCTAAAAAAATTATTAAACAAGAAACTGAAATAGATGGAGAAACTATAATCAAACCTAACCTATATAACTTTTTTGATACATACTATGATGAAAAAGAACAAAGATACTATGGCGAAGACTTTGCTTTCTCTAGATTATGGCGTAATATTGGTGGCACTTGTTATGCTTTAATAACCGAATATATAACACATGTAGGTGAGTATCAATACACAGGTAGGTTAATTGATGAAATGGTTGCTGTAGGTATTGATGTCTCTAAGAAAAAAGAGTAAACTAAGAGTATAAATAAGGAGATTCATATATGGTACCTTTAATTGCAGGCGGAGTTAGTTTTTTAATGGCTAAAGCCTCTGGTGCTTCAAACAAACAAGCTTTACTAGCAGGTGTTGTTGGTGGTTTAGGAGCGTATGGAGCTGGACAATTAGGTGCTGCGTTAGCAGGACCTTCAGCGAGTGCAGGATTTGTAGGTGCACCAACTGCCACACAACTTTTTGGTCAAAAATTAGCAGCTAGTGGTATAGGACAATTTGCAGCAGGAACCGCTGCAGGAACACTACCATTAGCAATGGAACAAAACAAGATGGCAGATAAACAAGCTCAACAGTTAGCCAAGCCTTTTGGTGGAGAAGAAGCGTATACACAAGCTTACAATACAGCAGTACAAGACATGCAAGGTTTAGGTCAAAGAGCTACCTATGATGATCAACCAACTACAAATCAAAGTGTCTATAATTTTCAACCTCCTATGTTTACTGCAAGAGAAGGTGGTATTGCTAAAATAGCAAAGTATAGAGAGGGTGGTGTAAATTACTTACCGAGTAAAATAGACCATGATGAAAAAGATGTTAATAATTATGTTCGTGCACAAGGCTACGTAGAGGATGGTAGTGGGGTAGGTGATAAAGATGAAGATACGATGTTGGCACAATTAGCAGATGGTGAGTTTGTAAGTAGAGCAGATGCAGTGTTAGGAGCAGGGATTATGAGTGGTGCTAATCCAAAAGATTTTAAAGAGATGAGAAAGTTCGGTGCTAAATTTTTTTACAATCAACAAGATCAGTTTAAAAGAATTTATGACATCACCGCATGATAGAAATAAAAAAATTAAATCCAAACGAGTGTTGGAACAGAGTATCTGTTATGTTAGAAAAAGCAATTGAATTAAGTAATGGTAGGCATACATTAGAAACGACATACGAGTCTATATGTAAAGGTATTATGCAACTGTATGGAATATTTACTCACAAAACTTTAACCAGCGTATTTGTAACACAACGTATGGTTTATCCAGCAAAGCAAGTATTGTGTGTTTTATTTTGTGGGGGTAAAGATTTTATTACACACATAGAAAAAATTGTAAATTTTTTTAAAAATCTTTCTATTATGCAAGGTTGTAGAGGCGTAGAAATTATAGGAAGAAAAGGTTGGACTAGAGTCAATAAAGAATACAAATTACCATTTAAAGAGAAGGGTTCTTATTATGAAATGGATAATTAAACTTTTACCAATAAGTTTAAAAATTTGGTTATACAATATATTGTATGAAGATATAGCAGATAAGGGGGAATATGAAGATACTGAACTTGCACATGTTAATCCTTATGAAGTTAAAATTTTAAAACAATTAGGTGGTGCAGATAAAGTTAATACAAAAACAGGATTAAAAGGATATTTTGGTGGTGGAGGCTCTCCTGCTCCTGCTCCAGCTCCTAGTGGATCAGGCACACAAACTACCATATCTAGAGAAGCTCCGGGAATTGAATCTAGAAAATTAGCTTTATTTGATGAGGCAATAGATTTAGCTGGTCAACCCATATCTATACCAAGAATGGAAGTTGCTGGCGTTTCTCCTTTACAACAACAAGCCATAGAACAATCTGCAATAACTGGTGTAGGTCAAACTGCTGTAGATGCAGGCATAGCCTCTTTTTTAAAAGCTGCTGAAACAGCAGAAACTCCAATTAATGTTGATGCTTTTATGAACCCTTACGAATCTTATGTAGTTCAAGAAATAAACAGACAAGCTGATATTGGTAGAAATAGATTAGCCTCTGAAGCTATAGGATCAGGAGCCTTTGGTGGTGGTCGTGAAGGCGTTGCTTTAGGTGAACTCGAAGCAGGAAGAGCTAGAGCAATAGGTCAGGTTAGAGCATCTAATTATGATAAAGCTTTAGAACAGGCGACAAAACAAAGACTATTTCAAACAGAAGCACAAATGAACGTTGGGCAACAATTAGCCACTACTGGAGGTATGCAACAAGAGATGGCCCAATCTGATATACAACAGTTAGGTGGTGCTGGACAATTACAACGAAGCATTGCTCAAGAAGGATTATCAGCGGATCGTGCAACTGAACTAGCAAGAGCATATGAGCCTTTTCAAAGAATAGAATTTGCAAAAGGTATTATGACTGCCTTACCAACAGCAGCATCACAAGTTACACAAGCCTCTGCCCCTAGAGTTAATCCTCTATCTCAAGCTGTTGGAACAGGAATAGTGGCGGCTCAAGGTGCTACTATGTTAAAAGGACTTGGCTAATGGCTAAAAGGGGTAGACCACCAAAAAAAACTAGATTAGATAAAACTAAAGCTTTAGGTAGTGCAGGTTTAGCTGGATTAGGTAAAGGAATGAAAGGTTTAGGTAGAGGGATAAGTTATGGTACAGCACCTTTAGGATTAGCTTTTGGTGTACCCAATATAAAAGAGGGTATAGAAGAAGGAGATGTTTCTAAAACTTTTGTTGGTACGGGTGAAACTCTTGGTGGTCTTTATTCTTTAAGAGAGATAATAAGAAGATTGCCTGCTAAGAGCAGAAGTACAGCAATTTTAAAAGCAATAAATAAAGGATTAGATTATATACCTGGTGGTAAATTAACAAGAACTTTAAGTAAAAAAAGATTACCTGGAGAACAGACTTTTAGAGATAATCCAAGTTTAGCAGTACCAAGTTTAGTTGGGTTATATGGTGGAGAACAAGCTATTGATCAAATGGCTGATGTTTCAAGAGGTAAACCACCAGATGCTATGGTACAAGAAATAGCAAACATATTTAACGTAAGTCCAGAAGCTTTGCAACCACAAAGAGTTGTTACACAAGAACCAAGTGAAGAAGAAAAAGCAGAAAATTTAAGACTTGCTAGGTTAGACTCATACGAGCAAGCTGATGATAGAACTGGTTTAAAAGTAAATGTGCCTGAACTTGAAACTGAAACTGTTGACGAGCAAGCAGCCTTGACAGATGATTCACCTGACAGCGATGATAAAGATATACCTATTATAGCAGATAATACAGTTGACACTACTGAGACAGAGGAAAAAGAAGATATTACTACAAATCAAGAGGTAGAGAAAACAGTAGAGCAAGATCAAGACCCTCGACAAAAAATTGTATCAGACACCGTTGCAGAATTAGATAATATGGATCTTACTATATCAACTGGAGACGGCACTGATATTAATAATCCTAAAATAGTAGTGGGTGAAGATTTACCTGAAGAAGAGTCAAAAATAGAACCTTTTAGTCAAAAAAATATGCAAGCTACTTTTGATAGATTAAAAAAAGTTGATGATCCTGTGCAGTTGATACTAGAAAGTAATATGAATGTTGAGGACTATGAAGACGCAGCTGTTAAATATAAACAAAATGCTTTGATAAGTATGAAATTGTTAAAAGATTTTGAAGCAGAAAACCCAAGAAATAAAATGACATGGGATCAGTACAGAAATAAATTTAAAATTGATGCTAGAGATGAAACTAAAGATTTTATTTTGTTGAAGTTTGGACTTGGTTTGATGAGTGCAAGAACTGATTTACCAGGTTTTAGTGGTTTTATGGATATTTTAGGCAGAGTAGGAGCTCAATCAGTGGATGAATTACAACAAGTTTATCAAGCAGAAAGAGCTAGACAACAAAGATTACGTGAAAATTTTGCACAATACGAAATGCAACTCGAAAATAATGTAAGGGCAGATAAAGTAAATATGTTAAATTCACAACTAAGAATTTTTAACGATCTTAACAACAGTTTAATGAATTTAAACATTAAAAAAATAGATAATGATTTTCAATTAAATTTAGAACAAATGAGGTTAGAAGCTGATTTAAAACAAAAGTTAATGGATATGAAGGCTGAAATGGCAAAAACCAATATAGAAATTACAAAAGACCTTATGGAAGCAGCAGATTTAAATCCTGAAACCGCTGATAAATACACAATTTTATTTTCTCAAAATAATTTTTTACGAGGCACTCATATGCTTACTGGTATGAGCAAAGACGGTAAAATACAATTTGTTGATTCAAAGCTTTATGAAGATAAAGATAAAAATGTATTTATAGGAGACGGCTCTGCTAGAAATTTTATTCCTACTTATATTCATAACAATAGAGTTGACAGAGCAGTAGAAGTTTATGAAGACGAGCTTAAAGAACTAAATAAACAGATAAATCAAGAAAACGCTAAATTAATTACTGTAACTGTTGATGGTAAAGAACAAGTCCTTACTGATGAATTGTTTCAAAAATTTAAAGACACTGAACAATTTAAAGATATTGATGAAGATCGACTAAATAACAATATAACAACAGTTGAAAAAATTAAAGAATTAAAAAGAGACAAATTTACTGTTGCAGGAAATATTGTTCAATTAGAGGACATAAGATTTAAAAAAGACAACACATCAAACCCACGTAAGGAAGAAATACCGTCTTGGATGAGAGGAGCGTTAACAAGTGCTAATTTAGCTTTAGGACAAACTGGTGAGATTTTAGCTTTGATGGACTATGCTCAAGCTAAAAATGATACCTCTCTAACTGGTTTTAGAGGTAGAATAGCAGAGCTGTTTTTAAATTTAAAAGATGTAGTTAATGCTACTGATCAAGAAGCAGTAAGTATTGACGACATAAACAGTGAAATTACCAATAAAGCGATGAGTAATTTAATAAGTGAAAATGTAAAAATAGTAGATGCTAAGGGTAATGAAACAATTATCACTGTTGAAGAGATAATGAAAAGAGCAGAAAAAGCAGGAGTTAAAGATTCTTTATTTGGGACAAATAGTAATCTTTATAAAAATATAGAGAAAAAAGCTGAATCTTTTATACAAGATGGTAGTAAATTATCAGATGCTACAAAAAGAGCTATTCAAACAAGATTACGTGTTTTAGAAACCGTATTGACTTTCCAATTAGCTAATGCTTTAAAAGAACAAGATCGTCTAACTGAAAAAAATATTGAAGAAGCAAGAAAGTTATTAAACTTATTTGGTTTTACAGGCCCTGGTGGTGTTAGAAACAGGGTATTAGCTACACAAAAAACTATAAAAGAAAGATTTATATCAAATGTAAGAAATGCTCATTCTTCTGGAATGAAAGAGTCTGAAATAAATAATCTTGCAGAACAAATATATTATGAGGTAAAACAAGAACATTTGAATAAACGAGTTGCAAACTATTTAAAGGTGCCAGAAAAAAATATAATTAGTATACAAGAAGAGTTACAAAAAAGTATTGGAGAATAAATGTCAGAGTTAAGTTCAGATTTTATTACTAGATTTCGCAGAGCGGTAGAAGAACGTAGATTCAATCCCGATGGGTTATCTAAAGAAGCTGCACAAGAAGTGGATTCATTATTTAGGTCTGGTGCTGTAGCAGGTTTTAACTCATTAGGAGACTATGTTGATGAAAGACAAGCAGCAAAAATAGCTCGTGCTACAGAATATGCAGAGGCGGCTGAACCTGGTCGTACTGCTATTAGAGAAGCTACAGGTATAGATGTAACTAGGCCCGGATTAGAGTTTGGTGGTGAAGTCATTGGTGCTACTTCAGCTTATTTAGCTAACAGAACTAATTTAAGTGAAGCTTATAAAAGATCAAAACTAAGTCCTGTAAAGATAGACTTTATCAACAGTAGTAAAAATTTAGGTCAAGTTTTAGAGGGAGCTAAATTAAAAGGCAAAGCAGGTTTAATAAAATCGGCAATAAGTATATTACCTAGAACAGCAAACTTTTTAAAAAGAGTATCTAATGTTTTTGTAGGCAGAGATTACTCCTCTACTGCTAAAAGAGTTGGAGTATATTCAGCATTATCTGGAGCAGGTGGTGCCGCCGCAGGTTCTATTACTTACGATACTATTAATATGCAAAGAGATTTCGCAACCAATGCGACTTTAGATCTTGGTAAAATATCAGAGAACGAATTACAAAAACTACCAACAACTGAGCGTATGGAAGTCGCTGCTATAAACGCTTTTAAAAATTCATTACTGTGGACTGGTGGCACGAGTGCTGCTTTAACTGGCGTACTAAGACTAGGCTCTTTTGCTGGTAAGGCTTTGACTGGTACAACTGGTAAAGAAGCTAGAACTTTAGCTTTGTCTGCAAGAAAACTTATGGGTAATGATGGTATACCTTTAATCTTATTAGCTAATAATAAAAACACTTTTGGTGCTATTATTAGAGGATTCTTTACAGCAGGTGGTTTGATACCTGGAGTAGGTAGTGTTGGTGACAATGCTAAAAGAAAATTGGTAGAACAAGGTATGGCAAAATTTACTTCAGAATTATCTCAAGCATATGGTTTTATAAGTCACAATGAAATATTTGGACACACTCTCGGCCCAGTGTTACGAAAAAATTATGTAAAAAATATGAAATTAATTGACACCAAATTTGGACACACAAAAGAAGCTGCAGAGTTAATAGATCCAGATAACACTTTTAGAATGATTCCAACCACTAATTTAAAAACAGCTATGACTAGTTTTAGTGACACTATGGATGAAAACACATTAAAAACTATTAAAGAAACTATCAGTCGTGGTGATCCTTTTATAGACCCAAACATAGTAAAGGCATTACCTAATAGAAAATTGTTAAAAACTTTAACTGATTTTTTAGTAGATGGAGAGAACATACCAAAATTTATGACACCAAAAGAGTATCAAGGTTTTATTACTATGTTAAATAATGTTATAAAGCAAAGTGGTAAAGGTGATGATTTACTATTGTATACAAAGGGTATGCGTGCAGCTATGGAGTCCGATTTAAATTCTGTAGCTAAGAAAAAATTTAGAAAAGATTTTGTAAGACTTGCACAAGAAAACCCTCAAATAAAAGCTAATTTAGATTCTATTGATTCAGGTAATATAGTAGAAGTAGCTGGCACAAAATTTATGAAGAGAAACGATGCTATGATAGGACCTGCATTACCTAATACTTTTGTTGGCGAGGCAAGTGCTGTGAAGAAAGAATATTTAAAACATCTGATGGATGGTGTAGATAATTTTGGCAAAAGTTTAACTGCTTCAAATGATTTTATGAGCCGTATGCTACAACCTTATGAGAGAACTTTATCAAGAAAACTGGCAAGAACTGCTGATAAAAATTTATTTAGCACTTATAATTTATTAGATATTGTTGGAGAAGGTGTACCTGCTGATCAAGTTTTTAAACATTTAGCAAGAGATGTTTTACAATCAGGTAGTAAAGGCACCATACAAGATTTTAAAATATTATTAGGAACAAATCAAAGAAAAGGAGCTGCCTTAGGTAGAGATTACTTTCAAAGATTAAAACAAAATCATATATTTGATGCTTTTTTTAATGCTTTTGAAAAACCAGAATTAATTAAAATGGGTGGTATAAAAAGCACTTCTGAAATATTTGATGAAGCTATGAAAAAAAGGTTATTTAGTAAAAAACTTTTTAAAGAGGGTATTCAAGATGCTACTGAAAAAAATGTAATCAACCCTTATGATTTAAATGCAGATGCTATATTAAGAGATAAAAAGTTTCTTGAAATTGATCAAAGAAAATTACAAGCTGATGTAGGACAGTTAGGAGATTTTAATGCTGATAAATTTATTAAAAATTTAAAACTAGATTCTAAAGAAGGCGTAGAAGCTTTTATAGAAATGATAGCAGATGGCACAGGTAAAGCTGAGTATGCTATGGCAAAAAACTATGTTGAAAATAGTGTATTACCTTTTATACAATCTATGAAAAATATATCTGATATGAGAATAGGCAGTGTGTCCTCTATGATTGCAAGACAGACTCAATTAGGAGGAGCTAGAGGGTTTCTTTTTGCAGGCCCTATGGTGGGTGCTTTAGCAGGTTCTACTTTAGCTGCTACTGGTTTACTAGAAGCTTTGACTATACCTTTAATGTTAAGAGGTATTGGCTATTTACTTACAAGACCTAAACTAGCTACCAAATTATTAGATGCTTATTTACCTGAGGAGTTGATAGCTAAAAAGTTTAAGACTGATGCTTTGGGTAGACCTACCACATTCAAAGCAACGGCAGCTGAAGGATTACCATCTAAACGTAGAGCGTTAGGTGCTATAATAAATTTAATTAATGATGAAACACAAGACTCTTTACAAATTAATTTAGACAAATTATCTGATCAAGAAATACAAGAAAAGCAACTAGAAATACGTGATGCAATAATGAACGCACCTACTGTCTTACCTGATGATACTTTTAGTCCTGAGTTTTTACCTGACGATGAAAGACAAAGATTATATCCAGAGTATGAAGCATTTGCTAATGCAAGTAATGAAGATAAAACCGCATATTTACAATATATAGAAGGTTTAAGAAAAGGTAAGCTTAGAGCAGATATTGCTATGGAGGCTGAAGATATTACAGAAGATGAAATGCTTATGGCTATTCAAGGCACACCACGACAAGAAGATAGACCCGTGGCTCCCGAACCTGTCCAAGAACAATTTACTCCAACCGCACCTGTACAACTACAAACAGGCAACAATCAAATTAATCAAGCTGGTTTAAATTTAGACCAGTTTGCTTCTCTATTTCCAGACGATCCTATGGGTCAACTTATAGCTGATAGAAGAAAAAGTGTAGGAGGACCTAAGATTGGATGAGATGATGTTTTGGAACATCTTGCTGACTATTTTAGCCTCAGCGTTTGGCTGGGCATTTAGCAAAATGTTTGCAGAAGTAAAACGCTTACAAATACTACTCAATAAAACCAGGGAAGAGTACCTGCCTCGTGACGATGCAAAGTCACAGACTTCTCAGATTCTAGAACAACTTCGTAGATTAGAAGTTAAACTAGATAGGTTTATTGAGAAACAAAATGGTTGATCCCGTCACTGCTGGAGCTGCTGTTCTTTCAGGAATTAAATTAGTTAAACAAAGTGTAGATTTTGTTAAACAGCAAATACAAACTTGCAATGATATTGGTGATTTAGTAGGTCATATTGATAAAGCTATGATGGGTGAACAACAAGTTATCAAAGCTCGAGATTCAAAAAATGTTGACCATTTTGCTGTAGAGAACGTGGCCCAAGAAGTAATAGATGCTAAATTAGCTAGAGAACAATTAAATGAAATGAAAAATTTAATTAATTTACGCTTCGGCCCAGGCACATGGGAGTTTATTTTACAAGAAAGAAAAAAACGTATTGATGCAAAGAAACAAGCTATAAAAGAGGCAAAAGCAAAAAAGTTAAAACAACAAAAAGAAATGTACGATATGATAAGGATGGGGTTTATAGTATTAGCAGTGATAAGTTTTATAGCAGTGGCTATAGGTATTACAGTAAAAATTGTTTTAGCTCATTCACTTTTAGAGGGAGATGAAAAATCATGTATGTTGTACGAGCCAAAATATTTTATGATATGTATGAATGAGGGCAGAGGATATGCAGATACAGAATTATATTTAGATTACAAAAAAATTAGAGATAACTGGATTGTCGAAGACGATGAAAAGTAGTATACTGATAGTGTTATAACAAAGGAGTTTCTTATGAGAAAAACTAAAGGGTACAGCAAAGGTGGTGCTAAAATGATGAGAGCCAGAGGTGGTAAGATGGCTAAAGGTTACTCAAAAGGCGGTGCAAGAATGATGAAAGCTATGGGTGGTAAAATGGCATCCAAAGGCGGCACAAGAATGATGCGTGCTATGAAAGGTAAAATGGCTAAAGGTTATTCTAAAGGTGGCACAAGAATGATGATGAAAGCTATGGGTGGCAAAATGGCTAAAGGTTACGCCAAAGGTGGATCTAAAATGATTAGAGCTCAAGGTGGTAAAGAGATTAAAAGACCTAAAAATATGATTAGTAGTGTTAGGACTATGAAAAAAGATCCTATGACTAAAAGACAATTGCAACTAGGTGGAGCAGGAGGAACTAGCAAACTAGCAAGTATGATTAATAAGTTACCAAGAGCTAGTAAATTAGCTTTATTAGGTGGTTTAACAGCAGGAACAATATCTCTTGTAAAAGAATTAAAACCTAAAGCCAAAGAAGCTGGAAGAAAACTTAGAAAAGCAAAAAACAAAAAATAACTTGCAATATATCTTATAAGTCTTATGATGAGGTATGGCATACTTAACTGCAAACATACCTTACTTCAAAGTGTGGATACGAAGAGAGTTTACTCATAACCATCGGAACTATCACGGCGAGTTCTTACACGGACTTGCCATTGCAGTTACTGCGATACCAGATCGCTCCTTATCTTTCCAAGTCGTTTTCACGGGGTGTGAAGACGAAGAGAACCGTGTGACATCTCCTCACGGTGGAGCGATGTGGGCTCGTATGCCTATACAATCCTTAGTGGCTGACGAAGAACTAGAACAATTTCCTCCAAGAATTCCTAATCATTTCGTACAGCCTTGGGATTGTTCTAGCAGACATTTTAGTATTGTAAGATATGATCGAACAAGTAGTTCTCCTTGGATAGTCAAAATAGATGGGCAGTTCTACAATGCAAAGTATTATTTTACAATTGATTACACAAATGGAGATGAGATCACCAGCCTAGGTGATGATGTAGCTCAACATAAACAAAGTCATATCTTAGCGATTACCAATGGTGAGTTTGCTGGACAGATAGTAGCTCAACCTAACAATAGAGTTCGTGTTACTAATCCTGCGTTATGGGTAACAGGTTCAGGTGCTCCTGATTTTATACCAAGTCAACACGAGTTTGCCGCAGAAGAAGATGAGTCCTACATGGATCCGAACTATACCTTTAATAATCTGTACTCTAATGAAGATACAGACAAGTAATGAAAAAATAATATTAACTGACGTAGAGTTTGTTAATAAATATCCTTACAAAGAATATGAACGAAATGATGAGGAGGTGCGAACTTACTCAGTATCCGATAAGAAAGTGCCAAGTGTCACTACCATATTATCTGCAACACAAAGCAAAGAAAAACAAGAAGGTCTACAAAGATGGAGAGAACAAGTAGGCAAGGATGAAGCCGCACGAATCACGAAACAAGCCTCTACTCGAGGCACAGAAATGCACTATGTATTAGAACAATATTTACAAGGTCAAGGCTATTTAAACTTATCACCAAAGGGTGAACAAGCTCGTATGATGGCTCACACTATATTAGCTAATATGCAAGATGTAACAAAGGTGTATGGCACAGAAGTAAATTTAGAATACAAACAAAGATGGGCTGGAACTTGTGATTTAGTTTTTGAATCTGAAGGTGGTTTAGCTCTTGGTGATTTTAAACAATCTAACAAACCAAAACGAGAAGAATGGATCACAGATTATTATTTTCAGTTGGCAGCATATGCTTTAGCTCACAGTCTACATTTTGAAGATGTGCAACGTTGCGTCATTTATATGTGTACTCCCGGACTAATCTTTCAAAAGTTCATTATGCCAAAGGATATGTTAGAAGATTACAAAGTGCGATGGTTAGAACGAGTAGATAAATATTATAGCTTAGTTGAAGTCTAGTATATCTTCTCCTAAAGTCTTAGCAGATATTTCTAATTTTCTTTTTAGAGCGTGTAAAATATATTTATCGATGGTGTTTTCTGTAATTAAATCTATATAATTTACTACATTCTTTTGTCCTTTTCTGTGAGCTCTATCTTCTGATTGCACTCTTTGTTCTAAATTAAAATTATTACAATAATAAATCACGGTGTTTGCTGCAGTTAAAGTTAAACCTATACCCCCCGTGCTGGGGTTTGCTACAAAGAAACGAACCTCTTTATCATTTTGAAAGTCCTCTACTCTTTTGTGTCTATCTTTGACAGACACTTCACCATAAAAGGTTACTACACTTTTTTTACCATACTTATTAACTAAGGCTTCAGCAATTTTATTAATGGTATATACATAGGTGCTCCATATAATAATCTTATCATCTGTTTCTCCTATAATATTAAATAGTTCGTTAATTTTATTAGAAGATAAATCTATACGTTTGCCATCATCTGTCATAACATAACCATTAGCTACTTGATGTAATTTAACTATCTCTGTCAATCTGTTTTGATAAGTAGCCTCTTTATTTTTTAAAACAGTTCTTGCGTTCTTTTTAAGTTCTCCATATATTCTTTTTTGTTCTGGTGTCATAGGTACAATACGAGTATGAAATATCTTTGGAGGTAAATCTAAACATTCGTTTTTTCTAGTTCTGTAACTAAAACCTCTTAATATATTTAAAAGTTTATCTAAATTTACAAACTTATAAGGCTCTTGTATGACTCTACCTGTAATTGTAGTAATTGGTTTTAGTAATGAGTATGATGCTCTAAAAGCATAATAATTATCACTACCTAAAAGCCCGGGCCTAAGAAAGTTACACTGACTAAATAAATCTAAAGGGCTTTTGGTTACAGGAAAGCCACTTAATATTCTTTTGTAACGCACCCCTTTTGTTAATCTAATTATATTTTTAGTTCTTTTTGCAGTTCTGTTTTTAATCCAAGTCGATTCGTCCACGACACACGCCATACTATTTCTCATCTGCTGCACATAATTTTCTACCTTTGCTATACCTGACTGATGTGAAAAAGCCTCTGTATTTATTAAGTAGTAATTTAAACTATCATCTTTATATACAAATTTTTTATCTATCTTGTAACGAAAAACATTTGTTCTTACACTACTGTGAGTTCTTATTTCATCAGCCCAAGTCATATAGTTAGAATTAGGTGCTATCACCAATACAAATTTAATTTTATTATGTAAGTAAAGAAAACTCATATCGTCTATAGTTACTTTAGTTTTGCCTGTACCCATATCCATAAACAAAGCAAAATAGTCCTGATTTTTGACTAAATTAAAAGCCTCTACTTGGTGATCCATAGGCTGTGTCTTAAAATATCTTTTATCCATATGAGATATATTATAATTTATTATTGACATTGTAAACTAAAAATATTATATATTGTTTTAAAGGAGGTCAATATGACTATTAATTTAAGAAAAGAAAGTGAAGATGCAGTCTTAGAATTAGACATAAAGCTATCTAAAACTATCTCTGATTATTGCAATAAGCTATTAGAACTTCAGAATCAAATAAAAGCGAAAAAAGAAGAACTAAAAAAGATTGAGGAAGAAGAGAAACGAGTATCACAAAAAGTGATACCAGAGCTTATGCAACAAGCGGGGATAAAGATGCTAAAACTCAGCAGTGGAGCGAAAGTTGAAATCAAAGATAAATTTACAGCTAGACAAAGTTCTGGCAACAAAGAATTTATTTATGATTGGCTTCGTGAAGTTGGTTTAGATTCTATTATAAAGAACAAAGTGTCTGTCAGTTTTGAGCGAAGTGAAGACAATCGTGCAACAGACGTTACTGAAGAGTTAAAGCAAAAGTTTGGCGACAATGTACGTAAAGAATCTTACATTGAACCCGCCTCTTATACATCAACCTTACGGGAACATGTATCAGAGGGTAAGGCAGTCCCTATGGACAAGCTTGGTATTTATATTTTCAGCGAAACAAAAATAACTAGAAAGGATTAAACTATGCCGAAAAACGAAAATACAAACGCAGTATCATTCCGTCAGTATGCGGGACAAGGTACTGAAAACATAACAGCTAAAGATTTAAAGCTACCTATACTTAAAATACTTCACGCTTCATCACCCGTGTTGGATGAATCAGAAGCTAAGTATAATGAGAAAGCCAAACAAGGCGACATCTATAATGAAATTACGGGATCTTTATATAAGTCTAAAGATGGAGTTATCGTTGTGCCATGTGGATATGTTAACACTTTTAATGAGTGGGCTGACAGAGGAGACTCTCCAGGTAGACCAATAGCAGTGCACACCAATCCAGATATAATGACTAAGACTAATCGTGATGGAGAAAACAAAGATCGATTAGATAATGGTCATTATGTAGAGGATACGGGTAATCATTTTGTTTATATATTAAATAAAGATTATGAGCCTATCGAAACTGCTTTGGTTACCATGAAGTCAACACAAAGGAAGAAGTCAAAGTTGTGGAATTCTATGATTGATTCTAAAAGAATGAAAGACAAAGATGGCTTTTTTGTTCCCGCCACTTGGATGACTGTGTATAGATTAACAAGCACTAAGGAATCAAATGGCAACAACACTTGGTGGGGTTGGAATGTAGAGTTTGATAGATTCTTAGATAAACCAGAGGATGCTGATACTAGAAGTATGACAGAAGATTTTTGGAAGTTCTCTTCTACTTCTGATATTTTTGGTAAAGTGCAGTTTGAAGGTAAAGAGGATAAGACTATCGATCAAATACCCACTACTAAAATTGAAAACTCTAAAGACGACATAAGTCAATTTAAGAGTTAACTATGCACAGCAAACTCTTAAAAGTGTTTGCTGGGTATCAAGAATCACATGTTCAGTTCTCTCTTATAGAAGAGAGGACTGAAAGTGGTAAGGTGCAAGCTAAGTACGTTACTGTAAAGAAGCCTGTCACTGCTGATATTTGGAAACAACATCTTGAAGGCAAGATTAGAATAGGTATACGACCTGAACATGAAGGTAAGTGTAGTTGGTCTTGTATTGATGTTGATCCCGCTAATTACAAAGATTATTCACAGAAAAAATATGTAGACATTATAGGTAAGTATAAGCTACCTCTTGTGCCCGTATTATCCAAGAGTGGTGGTTTACACATTTTTGTTTTTTTTAACAAACCTCACAGTATACAAAAAGTAAAAGATAAGTTGTGTGAAATAAATGAACAATATTTTTTAGCTAATGAAGTTTATCCGTGCAATAAGACTATAAATATGCCTTATTGTAATCACAAGAGAACAAGAGAATTTGCTTACGATGATGAGAATTATCCACTTAGTTTAGAAAGATTTTTAGAAGAGGTAGAAAATAAAACTGTAGATCCAGAAGACTTTTGTCAGATAGAGGTTAAAGAAAATGAAATAGAATCTGATTGGTCACACTATCCTCCTTGTGTACAAAAACTTATACAAGAGGGATGGTCTGGTAATAACAGACATCAGTTTTTATATAATGTGGTGGTATTAGAAATAAAAAAACAGCCAAGCATATCTTTACCAGATTTAGAAACTTTAATACTGCAGCGTAACATAAAGATATTTACAAAACCTTTACCAGAACAAGAGGTTCGCACAATGGTAAAGTCCATACATAAAGAAGGGTATGGTTTTCAATGTCCACCTAAACATATTGAGTATCAGGTAATATGTAACAAAGAATTATGTAAAACTAGAAAATTAGGCACGGGTGATTACGTGCCTGATATTATAGATGATTTTACAGATATAGCGTATATCCAAGATACTAAAAATACATTTTATGAATTTACATTTAAAGATAAACACGTATCTGTAACACCAGAAGATATGAAAGATGAAAAAAGTTGGCGAGTTAAATTATTACGATACAGAATATATTGGTTGACTTTACCAAAACCACGAAAAGGGCCAAGTCCTTTTGAATTACTTATGAAGGGTATCGTAGAAAAGTCTGTTGAAAGTAAAGAACATGCTTACGTAGATACACTAGAAGAAGAAAGATATTTAATATTAAAAGATTTTTTTGAAAATCATATAGAGCAAGATAAGTTTGATAAATTAAAAGACTCTTACATAGTTTTAGATAGTAAAACTAATGTATGTTATTTTAAGAAGTATACTTTAGATAGGTTTTTAAAAAAGAATAGTTCGAAAGCATTTAACAACACACAAGATGCTTTACGAGTATTAGGTTGTAAACGAAAAGACTATCACGAAGGTGAAAAGAATGTTTGGTATGTTGAAATGCCAGAGTTTGTAAGACACGAAAGTATTAAGAAAGAAGTAGTAAAAGAAAAAGTAACGGAAATGGATGATGAATACCACAGTAAATTTAGGACTACAAAAGCAAAAGCAGATATACAAAAAAACAATTAAGATATACGGACCTCCGGGAACGGGTAAAACGCATACCTTAATTGAAAGAATATTAAAGAAGTATTTAGACAAAGGAATACATCCTATGGATATTGCTTTTATATCGTTTACTAACAAAGCAGTGAACACAGCTCGTGATAGAGCTTTAGCTGCATTTCCTAAATACATAGAAGATGACTTTGCACGATTTAAAACATTGCATAAATATTGTAAAAAATATTTTGAAGAAGAAGTGTTTGATCCAAAAGCTTGTATGTTAGATTATGCCTTGCAGGCTAAGATAATAAAGACTACCGACTCACGGCTATCGGATGACAACTTTTTGTATAAAGATTGGAGTTTAGGTATTTACGATAAAGCAAGAAACATGATGGAAGATCCTATACTTGTGTATAAAAAAGAAAGTTATAAGAAAGATAGTCTTGATGTATTTGTGAGAAAGATAAACACTTACGAGCATTATAAGAAAGATAGCTTCATAGATTTTACTGATATGATAGAAAGAACGATTGATGAGGTAGACTTTCCAGATTTGAAAGTTTTGATATTAGATGAAGCTCAAGACTTTACCCCGCTACAGTGGTCTGTGTTATACAAGATGGCTGAAAGTGTGGATCGGATTTATGTTGCTGGTGATGATGACCAAAGTATTTATAAATGGAATGGTTCTGATCCTAAATACTTCACACAGTTTTTTCCGGGCCGTAAAGTTATACTAAGAAAAACTAGAAGATTTGGTGAGGCAATACATCACTTTAGTCAGATAATTAGAAGAGGTATATTAGATAGTGTTGATAAAGAATATGTGCCACAAGACAAAAAAGGTTATGTAAAACGTTATCTTAATTTTAATGAAGTGCCAATAGGAGAACTTCCAGGGACTTGGTTTATTCTTGGTAGAGTAAACACGACTGTCAATGAGCTGCGTATTGCTGCAAAAAATGCTGGCCTATATTATGCAGACAATAAAGGTAATAAGTCTTTTGATGCTAAACAATGGGAAGCTATTAAGTCTTGGACTAGGATTACTAAAAATAAAAGTATTACCAAAATGCAAGCAGAAAATATGTACAAATATATTAGAGAGTTAAAAGATTTAGAATATAGGACTATGCGTTTTTGGTTAGGTTGTGCTGATACTAAAATGTATGACTTTCAGGAGTTAGTAGATTGGTGTGGTTTAGATATGCAACCAGAAGACAAGACTAGAACTTGGTGGGAAGTATTAACACGAAACTTTACGCCTATACAAACAGAATACTTTGTTCGTTTGTTGAAACGTTATGGACAAAAAATGTTAGACGATGAACCTCAAATCATAATTGATACAATTCATAGCGTAAAAGGTGGTGAGGCTAATAATGTATTGTTATACAGTAAAGCTAATTGGCCTTCTAACTTTTACAATAAAAATATTGATGAACGTTCTGATGAACGCAGAGTAATATACACAGGAGCTACTAGAGCTCGAGATACTTTACATATACTATCTAGTAATTATAAGTATAATTACCCTATTGGTGAAGATTATTTAATATATTTAAGGGAGAAAAAGTAATGGAAATAATTTGGATATATACAATCATTAGCACCTTGATTGGTTTACAAAATGCGGGAGTGCTATGAATTATAAATATGAAATAAATTTAAAACTAGAGTTTAAAGCGAGACCAACTAAATTTGAAGTAGAATCAAAATTATTTGATGTCTTAAAAAATGGTTTTGTTTTAAAAAGCACTGAGGATAAAGACTATTTTGTAAAAAAGAAAACTATAAAGGAGAAAAATGAAAGAAAAATTAAGTAAAACATTACTAGAATTTTTTGAAAAAAATAAAGAGATACCAAAAGAAACAGTTGAAGAGTTTCAGGTAGTTCTTAATAAAGTGTATGATCATGCCTCCGATGAAGATGATGACTTATGGGACAGAGGTGGAGATCATTATAAAGATTTTAAGATACAACCTTCACAGTTTATTAATCAAAACGATTTAGGTTTTGCTGAAGGTAATGTAATTAAATATATTTGTAGACATACAAAGAAAGATAAGAAGAAAGATATTTTAAAAGCTATACATTACTGTGAAATGATAATTGAACGAGATTATGAGTAAAAACCAAGGTAGAATCATAAGCAAAACATTTTTACAGGCACCCAGTGGTCATTTAAACGGGTTTTTATCTCAAAATCAAGCTGACAGGGGGTTTTATGACTAATTTACAGTTAGTTTTTAACTATAAGAAGAATATTTGGTCTGCACCAATAGAATATAAAGATTTATCCGATGCAAAAGAGATCGCTATAGATTTAGAAACTAGAGATGATGGTATCAACGAAGGACTTGGAGCTGGTTGGGCAACAGGTAAAGGTAAGATTGTAGGTTTTGCAGTAGCTGTTGAAGGGTGGCAAGGATATTATCCTATGGAACATTTTGGCGGAGGTAATTTAATTAAAGAACAAGTCTTACAGTATATGCAAGATATTTGTAAACTGCCTTGTCGTAAAATATTTCACAATGCACAGTATGATGTGGGTTGGCTTAATGCTTATGGTATCAAAGTAAATGGTGAGATAGTAGATACTATGATTGCAGGAGCTTTGATTGATGAAAACAGATACAGTTATAAACTAAATGTTTTAGCTAAAGATTATCTAGGAGAGATAAAAGCAGAAACAGATTTAGTTGAAGCAGCAAAAGCTCACGGCGTGGATCCAAAAGGGGAAATGTGGAAATTGCCAGCAGAACATGTTGGACATTATGCTGAACAAGATGCACGACTCACGTATCTTTTATGGCAACGCTTTAAACACGAGATAAACCAACAAGACTTAGAAACTGTATGGGAGTTGGAGAAGAAGTTATTACCTCATTTAATAGAAATGCGTATGCGTGGCGTACGAGTTAATGTAGAGCAAGCAGCTTTACTTAGACAAAATTTTATTAAAAAAGAAAAAGATTTATTATTAAAAATTAATAAATTAGTTGGACAAGATGTAGATATATGGGCTGCGAGGAAAATAGGATTTGCTTTTGATAAACTTAATATAGATTATCCTAAAACTCCTAAAAGTGGTGAGCCTAGTTTTACACAACAGTGGTTGATTAACAGTCCACACGAAATTAGCAAACTTATAGTGCAGGCCCGGGAAGTCAATAAGTTTCATTCTACTTTTTTATCTAGTATTATGAAATACGAACATAAAGGTCGTATACATTCAGAGATACAACAGTTGCGTAGTGACTCTGGAGGTACAGTATCTGGTAGACTATCTATGTCTAATCCTAATTTACAACAACTTCCCGCTAGGAATAAAGAATTAGGTCCTTTAATTAGAGGTTTGTTTTTACCTGAACCAGGCTGCAAGTGGGGTAGTTTTGATTACTCGCAACAAGAACCTCGAATGGCAGTACACTATGCAAGTGCTGTAGGTTTTGATGGTAGTCAAGAACTTGTAGATGCTTACGCTAATGCTAGTGCTGACTTTCATCAAACAGTAGCCGACATTGTGGGTATTGACAGAAAACAAGCCAAGACTATTGGATTAGGTCTGATGTATGGTATGGGTAAAAATAAATTAGCGAATATGTTAGGATTACCAACAGATGATGCAACTGCACTTATTAATAAATACAATCGCAAAGTACCTTTTATGAAAGAACTATCTAACAAATGTATGCAGTTAGCACAAGATAGAGGTTCTATTAGAACTAAAAAAGGTCGCAAGTGTAGATTTGATTTATGGGAACCAAAAGACTTTGGTATACATACTGCTGAACGATATGATAATGCAGTAGCTAAATATGGTAGAAATAACATTAAACGTGCTTTTACATATAAAGCGTTAAACAGATTAATACAAGGATCTGCTGCAGACCAAACAAAAGCTGCAGTTATTGCTTGTGCTGAACAAGGACATTTACCTATTGTTCAAATACATGACGAACTTTGTTTTAACGTCAAAGACGACAAAGATATAGCTGAAATAAAGAAAGCTATGGAAACCTGTGTGGAGCTAATTGTTCCTTCAGTAATTGATGTTGCTCTAGGCAACGACTTTGGTCAGGCTGTCTAGGCCTGATTATGTACCCTTTTACGCATTTTAATTTGATCCTCTACAATAATTTCTCTAGTCAAATCTTCAATACGTTTAGTAAGCGAAACCATATCTACTGTGTACAATCCATTTTTTTTGTACAATCTAGTCCACTTACGTTCTAAGGCTACTTTTTCATCTAACAATGTCATTTATATACCTGTTTAGTTTATATATATAATATGTTATATATATCTGTCAACATACCTTGACATTTCTAGGATATATCTTATATTTAATATATAACTAAAAAGGAGATGAAAGATGGGTAAAGTAAAACAACATTATACTATGGAAGCAGAGAAAAAGTTAGAAGCTTTGGCTACTATGTTAAAACAAAAACTAATTACCCCGGAGTATGTACGTAAACAAATTAAAGGTGATCAAGCCATACAACTGTTTGCTTTTAATTGTGATGAAGACGAAATGGATGAACATATAACCGAGTTTATCAAGTTCGTACAACAATCTGTTAGATTGGTAGTAGATAATAATAAGGAGGGTTTGATAGATGAGTAGAAAAACTAGCGTAATGGAAAACCTTATGAAAGTACAACCTTCTTTTAACGCACCACGAAGCAAGTCTTTTGCTGAATGGTATGAGAAAGTAGATGAAGTGTTAGATTCACTTCAACTAAATGATTATAGTTTTGGTCAGACTATACATAGATTGAAGGGACTAGGTGTGCCTACAGAGTTTGCAACTCAATGGGTACAAGACGAAAAGGCATACAGAGAAGATTGTGCGAAACTGTATAGCAAATGGAAGCAGGATGTAGGTTTAACTGATATAGTAGATGAGAGATAATTATGTTTAAAATTTATTTAGTTATGTTTGGTCTATTATTTTTAATCGCTCCTAAACTTGTTGCTATACTAATTGCACTTTTCTTATCTGGGGTTTATTATTTAATATTATAGAGAGGTACAATGGACACAACTAAATGGCGAAGTATAGCAATACGAGTAGAAACACATAAACTGTTGAGAGCGTTAGCTGAAGATAGTTTTAGAACACCAGAACAACAGATAGCCAAACTGTTAGATAATCATATAGCCTACAAGGCTCAGAAAGAACGTATCAAGAAAGATGATTTACTAGCAGATCTGTTGAAGAAAGAACCAGATAAGTAAAATGCCTATTTTAAATTGGAGTGAAGTGACTGAAGAGATAACGAATTTAGAGCATTTCACTCCAGAAGAAAAGTTAATGATCATAAGTTCTGTTCACGAAGATTATGAAAAGTTAACTTTTTTAAATAAACACGAAATTTCAAAGTTTGACAAAAATGTTTTGTTATTATACAAAAAGATATTGGGGTTATTAATAAAAAAACATGGTCATTGATGTATTTTCCAGCACCGCACATTTTAGAAATTATAGGATTACAACTTTCAAGAGAAATATTATACACCACACACGTTACACCAGAGGAACGATTATGGCGAGGAGTTTTACTAAATGCCATAGAAGATGTTTTAATAAAACACTCTGATCGTAAACATTCATTACAAAAAGGACAAGCCCACGATTGGATTATAACCAATAGTGTTTGTTTTCAAAAAGTATGTGGCTGGGCATCACTAGACTCCGATCTCGTTTTAGAGGCATACATAAAAGCATTAGAGGAAGGCAAAGTAACTTTTACAGCTAGACAAATTATGTGGAATAAGTATGCAAGGTTTAGTAAAAAGATTCGCTCCATAGAAGAATGTAATATTAAAAGAAAATATAAAGGTGAGATTAAACGTTTCCGCACAGAAGTATTGGAAGCCCCTACAACTTACGTTACTACTTTATTTACTTCGGTGGTAGCATAATGCCACAAGTTAAAAAAGAACTACGCACCACGGATCACCTCAAGCCTAAGCAAAAAGAGTTTGTGCATATTTTAGTAAAAAATTGGGGACAAATTAGTAAAACCGCTGCATTACAGAAAGCAGGATACAAAACAAAGAACGAAGCAAGTGCCCGTGTTCTCGCTAGTAAACTAACCAATCCCAACCTCAACCCACATATATGTCGCTACCTGGAAGCAGAGCTATCCCGGGAACAAGAAAGATATGAGAAAGATAAGTTACGCCGCTACAAAACATTTGAACGATTACGAGATGGTGCTGAAGCCAAGGGACAGTACACAGGTGCAATCAACTCTGAATATCGTTCTGGTCAACTCGCTGGATTGTTTGTGGATAAAAAAGAAGTTACTCACAATACATTAGAAGGTATGAACAGAGAACAACTAGAAAAAAGATTAGAAGAATTAGAAAGAAAAATCGGAGAAGGTGTAAATATTATTGACATCACTCCTGAGAAAAAGTAATATACATTATCTCTTTTTAAGAGGTTTGAAAAAAAACGTCAACCTAGCACACTCCTTTTTAAATTCATATTTATTTCGTTTGTGCTAGGTTTTTTAGTATGTGGGCTATGACATCAACAGTCCAACCATTACCTATCATTTTATAGCGTTGTGTATCTGACACGCCTTGTGTGTAATTATCTGGTAAGGTCTGTAAGCGTTCACATTCTAATGGTGTAAGTTTTCTCCAATAGTTTGTATCTATATTTTCGCTGACAACCACATTATCTTTTTGTACTGTGGTTAAGGTATTTGTTTTACCATCAAAACGAAGTTCTAATTGTTGGTCTGTCAATCCCGCTACTTTCATTTTGTGATCCTGCCGCACCCCGTCTATTTTGTACCTACCACGAAACGCACCACAATATACTTTTGGTTCTCGGTGTCCTCCTTGCATAGTCGTCAATGTCGGTGCTTTGCCTTCTTTCGCATACACCCGTTTCACGCTATCGTGTCCTTTTATATCAGCATCTCCCACACGCATACAGCTGAATACCAACTGCCGTCTTGCCTTTTTAAAATAGTTTTCTACATTCCCACCTTTAAAATAGTGTGCATCAATGCAATATGATTTATCACGATCCACGCACCCACATTCTAGTATGTCTTTTAGATAAATGCGTTTGTTTTCGGGCAAGAACACTCTCGGTATATTTGTCCAGTACAAGCGTTCTCGGTTTTGTGCTGACACTAACGCACTATTGATACATAAAGGTTGCACCCCTAATTCTGCCGTTATCACCCGTTCGTGTTCCTTTGCCATTCTGACATTTTCAAGCAAAAAGTATTTCGGTTTTGTTTCTTCCAACACTCGCATAAACTCCCAGAACAGTTCTCCCCGTTCGTCTTTGAACCCTTCTTGCCGTCCAGCAAACGAGAATGACTGACACGGCGAACCACCCATCACCAAGTCTGGTTTGGCCAGACTCACGCCTCTTGAACCTAGTTTGGTAATGTCGCCTAGTTCTCTCGTGTTTGGATAATTCTTTTTTGCTATAGTGATTGCATACTTGTCAATTTCTGCTGCTTCATAGTGTTCAACGGGCAAATTAGCCCGTTGACACGCTACTTGACCAGAGGACATTCCGTCAAATAAAGATAATACTTTCATCAAAATTTATGTCCTAATATTCTTTTAAACTCTTCCCACTTCCATTTTTCATATTCTTCATCTATCTCGGATTCTATAATCTCTCGGAAATGATTTACAATCATGTCAAGCCCTTTACACATACCATTATACTCGGCTCTCATATGGCTGTCATTTGGTTCTCCCCAACTTTGTTTTATATCTTTTGCTGCGTTTTTTAATCTATAAAATTCAATTTGCATTTTTACTCTCCTCTATTAAATGGTGAATACAATTTCCTTCAACAGTAAATAAATACTCATTCACTTCACAATGCTCTTGTATTTCATAATCTTTAGCATCAGAAAAATATTGATATTTTGTGATAATATTCCCGTCCTTATCTTCACAATCATATTCTATCGGATATTCATCTAACCACCATATTACTTTTAATTTAGCTTTTGGATCTAATTCTTTATATTGATACACATTAATCATAGCTTTTGGCATTTTCATTCTCCTCTATTATTTCTACTTCTGATTTCTTAAAACATAATTGGTCATCTAATGTTTCTGCATCTTCATCTTCTATGACAACTTCCGTATCGTGTTCAACGATACACTTTCCATATATCTCTTGGTCTATTACTTTTATTCTTTTGTTAAGATAATGCTTCATTTTTTAACTCCATTGTTATAGGATTAATATCTAGGAATCCTCCTCCATTACCTTCTGCATCTTGACACACTACAACTTGATATTGTTTTCCTTCATACTCGGTAATCAAAATTGGAAAAGGTTCTATGTCTTCACAATTATCATCTACATAAAATCTCATAATTTTATGACCAAGTAATTGTTTATAGTGGTTTATATATTTTTTAGTTATTTCCATTCTTGCACTCCTTTTCTTGTCCATCTAGTATTTCTGTAACATGATAGTTAATAATCTGATGTAATAAATGTGTCGCTATCAATTCATTCGGTGCAGTATCAAAAGCTAACTCGCATACAAAATGTTGCAAAGCCTTTACCATATTCGGTACTGATACTTGCTCTTGACTATCCTCACACAAATCTAATAACTTTTCACGCACCAATGCCATCTGCTGCACATCTCTCAATGGTGTTACTTTTTTTCTTTTAACTGTCTGTCTTTTAGCCATATTATTTCTCCTTGTTTTTTAGGTTTGATTATTAAATCCGTCTTTTGTTGTCTTACTGCATCTTCTACTTTTTTCCAGTGTTGCCTTGCCCAGAGTGTTACATCTGGGCTAAAGCTACTTCTTAACTTTCTGACTCGCTCAAGTCTTAATTCAGCGACTATCTTTTTCATTTTCTTTTCGTCTATATCCATAAAGCTACACATCTTTATTCTCCTCTGATTCTGGTATTGTAACTCTTTGGTTAATTATATCTTGTATCAATTCAAGTACAGCTTTTAACTCATCTGTACTTAATTGAAAGAAATTTTCTTTTATTTCTGTTTGTAATTTTTTATGTTCAATCATCATTCAACTCCTTGTTAATTATGTCTAGGTCTGCCATACATTGTTCTACACTAGCTAATATGTCTTCAAATATTTCTTGTCCTTCCTCTGTATAACTTGAGTTTCCATCTCTGTTATAAGTTACATACCTCTCATATTCTTTGCCATATTTTATCTGCATCAAATCATCTGCCCACTCGCAAGTGAAAGCGATATACTCATCTGAACTTATTTTAATAGTTTTATTATCTGACATTTTTTAAATATCCTCCTCTCATCATAAACTTCTGTGGTTCGATATACTTGAACCAATCAATCATGCTAGGAATAAATCCCAAGTCTTCTATAATATGTCTTTCAGCAATTAGTCTGACGGGGACTTTTCTTCCGTCTGAATTAGTAATGGTAGTGCCAAACTTTTCTTCACAAGCAAAGCAACCTTCTGCGTGGTGTCTTAACGCTCTATGTCTGAAGTCTGGCATTATCTTTTTACTCTCATCAAACCAATCGTGAATAGGTTGGTAGTCCTCTGGACTACCTCCCCATTTTTTTACAGATGATACTGCGTGATGGTAACAGTTAGCCATTTTTTACCTCCTTGAATGTTTTACCAAGACCATTCTCCCACGCCTCTGGGATAATCCAATTAGTCATATTTAATAACTCACAGAATTTTGGAAACAGTTCTTTTTCATAATCAGAATCATCTGCTAGTCGTCTAGATAACTCCTTTATAAACTCTCTAAATTCGTTTGTCAGTTCTATGTCTTTATCTTTGTATGCCATATTATATCTCCTCCACTTCACTATGTTCTACATAAGAAACATAATCGTGTAATATTGTACCTTTAACTACATCAAAAATAATATTGCCACTTTGACCTTCATTGATTTCCCAACCTCTGTGAAATGCCTCAAGATAATCATAAGCCATCTCTTCAATATAATCTTTTAAATCCATTGGATCGGTTGTATATTTATAAGTGTGGTCTGTATGACTCCAATACTTTCTTTCTCCAATGTCTACTATATGCTTTTCAGTAAGATTGATAGTATTTTTACCTACATAAAAGGTTGCATCTTCTAATGAACCATCATCTCCAGAACCACTATAATATATTTCAACTCTATCTATTTTCATGTCTTTTAGTATCTTCATTATTTGTGGTTTAACACTTTCTTTAAAGCCCTTCTTTTTTCTTTCTTGTCTGGCATAAAACTCTTCGTGCCATTTCTTATTTTCTTCGTCTGTCTGATGAATACTAATACTACCATCATTTTCTTTTTTGAACTCTGTCATTGTCATCTCCTTGTTAAGTTAATATAAGATATATCTTATAGGTATCTATATTATTGTCAATACCTAATGCCATTCCTTACAACTTTTTTTTTAAACAAAGTGTAAAATAAGCAAAAGTTTTAGGAAAATAGGAAAATTAGCAGAAAACATAGTATTACAGAGAAAAAGTTTTAGGAAAGTTTTAGGAATTTTTCCTAAAGTTTAGGAATATTATAGACTTCTTACCGACCGACTGCTGCATTTTTTTTTTAATTTTTTTTTGTAAGTAAGTGCATTATACTATTTTGAATGAAGTTAACTGAATCAAAAATCTGGTCTTACATTAACAAGATTCAAAAGCAGAAAAAAAATTGGCATTTTATAAGGATAGAATCCCATACAGTTAATGGAATCCCTGATATTAATGGTGTTATCAATGGGCGTGAGTACTGGATAGAATTGAAGTGCAATCGTGGTAACAATATTGGATTAAGTAAGTATCAACTGTTATGGCATAGCAAAAGAATACAATCTGGAGGCAAATGTTTTATTCTGCATGCGACCGAGAAGCACGAGCATATAGAAATTCTCGAAGTGCGAGATTCCCGTTCCCGTTCTCGTTTCCCGTTTCCCGTTCGAATTGGTCTAGTGTCGTACCATCAGGAGCCGGGCAGCCCAGTGCTGCGTCCCGGGTCCCGGGTCCGGGAGGGGTTAGAAAGAGCCGTTGTTCAAATGTCCCGTTTGTAGTTCCCGTTTCCCGTTCTCGTTCGGCGTGTTCTAGTTGGAGGCGTAGATCCATCTGGGAGGCTGCACGGCAGCACACCGCAGCACTGGAACAAGACTTACATAGAAAAAAAATTTTTGCATATATATAAAAGCGTGATATAATAAAATTTTTCAAACTTAAAAAGAGGTAAAACAATGACATATAAAACTTGTAAAGAAAGAATCCAACAAGAATATCAAGACAGACTTGAACAGATAAGAACGGAAGAAGAACCCCCTTTCTTGTCTTTTGATTATGTAGAGCCGAACACCTTCGAAGGTCAAGAGGTCGGTTATTATCGTTACCAGATGAGTTGGGGAGGTCCTTCTGATGAATTTAGAATGTACGACAATAGCGATAAAATTCAATATTGGTTTTTAGATTGGTTTGACGGAGCATTTATAGAGGTTGATGACATTGAAGTTGTTGACTTGGTTAACTCTTACATTGAAAGCGTCAAAGAAAAAAAATTAAATCCCTTAAATAAAATTTTTAATTATACTTGAGCCCGTTCTCGTTTCCCGTTCCCGTTTTCGGGAACGGGATTGTTTTGTTTTGGTCCTTAGTTACCGGGCTGGCAGCACACCGGGTCAAGTTTTTGATTCTCCTACATTTGGGAAAAAGTAGTTGCAAAATATCCCATATATAATACAATAGTTCTTTTAAACCAATAAAGGAGAATGAAAGATGAATAAAGATGAATTTATAAAAGGGCTGATGAAGTACGGCAGAGACAAAGGGTTTATACAAGATAAGCCTAAAGAGGGTAGAACATATACTCTTGTGGGTGCAGGTAACTGTATTGCAGGTGGCAATACTTGGGCTGAATCAGAAGTACATAAAAAGAAAGAAGACAAATGAGGGGGAAGTCCACGGGAAACGCAGTTGCGTTTCCCGTTTCTCGTTCGAATTCCCGTTGGGGCGTTCGGCGTTATCAGTTGGAGCTGAGCAGCCAGTTGCAGCGGCCCGGGCGTGATGGTTTGGAGGCTATCGTGATATGATTCAGTTAGCAGTTTTCGTGGGCATTTTGTGCGTCCTTTGGTTCTTTACTAGATGGCTAGTGCTGTCTGTGGGTATCTTGGTCTTGACATACCTGATTTTTTTCTGTTAAAAATGCCGTTTCTCGTTTCAACTCTCGTTGGTGCGTTCGGCGTTTCTAGTTTCTGGTCGTGCTGCGATCCGCTGCGGCCCCGGAAGCCCGTTTCTCGTTTCAACTCCCGTTGGTGCGTTCGGCGTTTCTAGTTTCTGGTTCCAGTTTTTACCTGGGCCCAGGAGCAGCAGAAAATAAATATTTATGTGCGGACATATAAGATGTGTCTTATAGGATATTCCTATAACAGATATAGGTTGCATCTATAAGATATATCTTATATACTACAGGTATTATTAACTTAACTTGGAGGTTATTATGTCAGATACAAAACTGATATTACAAACATTACAAAGCTTTGAGCGTAAGCTTGAAGAGATTAAAACTAATGCGGTTACCAACCCACAACCATTAACTGAAAGCAGTATTAATTGGTTGAATGTATATAAGGCTATGGAGTCTTGTGTCGAGGAGGTTATGGTCGCTTATCCTAATAGTGAAGTCACTAGACTATTAAGGAATAAACTAGCAGAGAGATTACAACCTTTACTTGCTAGAATGAATGGGGAGGAACTATAATGGGTACTTGGCACATAGACAAAGATAGGTTGAAAAAAATATTGACTAAACCTATTAAGAATAAAGAAAGCATAAAGAAGTTGAGTGACGGATTGGGCGATGATGCTTTCTTTGATTTCTTGGGTGTGATGCAAGACAAACATTCACCTAATCTGATAATCAACAAAGCAGTGATAGATTGGTTGACTACACCAGACCACAATGATGAAATTTGGTTGACTCCTAAAGATGGTGAGGAGATAGTAACCAATAAAGTTGTAGACAAATATGGTAAACCAGATACTTGTCCAAGTTTGTTGGAGAATATAAAAAATAAAGTAGATGATATAATCAAAAAAAACACGAACTAACTCTCCAAGTTAGTCGTTGCAACGAATCGAGTCTCATTTGAGACTCGATTTTTTTTTGGTTTTTGCCGTTAGCAATTTTGCCGTTTTATTTCGTCAGGCTACCCGATAGTGTCTTCTTGCTAAAGTCGTGCAAGACAAATACACGTAAATATGCTATAAAAATTCTAAGATGCAAAAAGAAAATTTACCTGTAGAAAAACTGAGGCTCGAAGTAGAGAGGCTCTTGTTAAAACACATCAAGTTATGTCAAGACAATTTTTTATATTTTGTACAAGAGATCTGGCCTGATTTTATATGTAGAAAAGAAAAAGAAAAAAGTAAGTGGGGACATCATCAGATTATTGCAAATGAATTTACAAATATAGCAAAAGAAAGAAAAGGAAGGCTCATAATAAACATGCCTCCTAGACATACCAAATCAGAATTTGCTTCTGTTTATTTTCCAGCGTGGATCATAGGAAAGTATCCAAAATTAAAAATTATGCAAGTATCACACAATACAGAACTTGCAGTACGATTTGGAAGCAAGGTTCGTAATATTATTGACTCACCAGAGTACAAACAAATTTTTGGAGACGTAAAACTTCGTGAGGACTCCAAGGCAAAAGGAAGATGGGAAACTAATCAAGGTGGAGAATATTACGCCGCGGGCGTTGGTGCGAGTATCACGGGTCGTGGAGCTGATTTACTGATTATTGATGATCCACACACGGAACAAGATTCCATGTCTGATATGGCTATGGAACGTGCATACGATTGGTACACTTCAGGACCACGACAAAGATTACAACCTGGAGGCTCAATATTATTGGTAATGACAAGATGGGCTGAAGATGATTTGACAGGACGATTGTTGAAGGCTCAAACGGAACCTAAAGCAGATACATGGCGACAAATTTCTTTTCCTGCGATCCTCGGATCTGGGAACCCAGTTTGGCCAGAGTATTGGGAACTAGAAGAATTAGAAAAGATAAAAGCTTCTGTTCCGATAAGAAACTGGTCAGCTCAATATATGCAAGAACCAACTTCCGAAGAAGGTGCGATCATTAAACGTGAATGGTGGCAACCTTGGGAGAAGGAAAGTATACCGAACTTAGTACACGTGATACAAAGTTATGACACAGCGTTTAGTAAAAAAGAAACAGCTGACTATTCTGCGATTACGACTTGGGGTGTTTTTTATCCTGATGAGATTACACCAAATATTATTTTGTTAGATGCGATACGTGGCAAGTATGATTTTCCCGAGTTGAAAGTGGTAGCGTTAGATGCGTACAAATACTGGGAGCCCGAATCGGTGATCGTGGAACAAAAAGCAAGTGGCGAGCCGTTGACACAAGAGTTTCGCAGAATGGGTATTCCTGTGATTCCGTTTGTTCCTACACGAGGTAATGACAAACATGCACGAGTCAATTCTATTGCACCGTTGTTTGAAAGTGGTGCTGTGTGGTTTCCGTTTGGTGAAAAGTTTGCCGATGATGTGATTGACGAATGTGCTGCTTTTCCACACGGAGCAAATGACGATTATGTAGACTCTACGAGTCAGGCACTTTTAAGGTACAGACAAGGCAACTTTGTTGAGTTATACTCAGACTATGTTGATGATTTTGATAGACCAGTAAAAAATTATAGTTATTATTAGTCTATGAAAAGAAGAAGTAGTGATCTAGCACCTCTGAGTGAATGGGCAGGAAGATGGGCAGATTACAATTTATATCAACGATATGGAAAACTATGGAGAATAGTAAAATGTTACAAAAACTTAAAACAATATTTCAAAAAATTAAAAAAAGACTTTTTGGTAAACTATGCGAATGTAAGCCAAAGAAAAGAGGCAGAGGTAGACCAAAAAAATCATGAGTCTAAAGAAAAGAGGATTACGAGCTTTAGCAGATTTTTTTTCAAGAAGAAAAACTCCTGAAGCACCGCCGACACAAACAAGCACTGTTTCTACAGAGGCTCAGAGTTTAGAAGATGAGATCCGTAAAAGTCCTTTAACTAAAGAACGAGATCCGTTTTTACCAGCTCCACAAAAGCAAAGAGAGATAGCTCCATCAAGAGTGCGTCTTGAGCAAGAAGAACTTGATGAACAGATAAACTTATCGAAACAAAGAAGAAAACGAGCAGAAGAAAAACCTTTTGAGGATGTACACGTTTCACACAGAGGAGTATCTCCTGTAGAAGAATATTCTACAGTGCCTCGAGATGCGATGCCCTCGGGTTCTTCTTTGTATCAATACATATCTGCACATCCTAGTGACAAACCACTAGCTGCAAAAGAATGGATTCGTTATTTAAAAAAAGGTATACAAAAAGGAGATCGTGTCAAAGTAGATAATCCTAATTTAAAAAATATAGATACAAGTATATCAAAAGAAGAACTTGCTGATTCTAATTTATTAGTATTAGAACCTGCTACAATAAAACCTACTTTTCGTTTAAAAAAATTTGATACCAAACCCATAGATACTCCATCAAAGTTTGAAGAAAATTTAGAAGTGGGAGGGTATTTAAAAAGTGCAGAGAGTATAAATGCAAAATTAACAAAAGAAGAATTGTTAGGTATGGTTGCAGATCAACCAATGGCAAGAGCAAAAGTTACAGTTTTGGGATACCAAAATGTTCCTCAAATTGTAAAAGCAATTGATGACGGACATGAAAAATTATTAGAACTAGGAACAAAAAATAATGCAATCATTAACAAAGCTATAGACGATGTTGATTCATTTGTAAATTTAACCGCACAACAAAAGGAAGCTCTCAAAGCTAACTTAATGAATTTATTAGTTGTACCTACTTCAAGGTCAGGAGGAGTTACACCTTTTACTGCAATTCAAACACTTATTAAAGAAGGTAATCAAGTTAGTTTAAAACCTGCTGAAGTGGATGTTATGTTTGAATCAGCCATAAGACATTTATATGATAATTTACCATCTGAAGATAATCTATTAAAACAAATTAAACTTCCTGGAAATAATCAAAGATTTGGAGAATTGTTTGGTGAAAATAAAAAAATGCTAGATACGCTTTTTTTATCTGGAGGAACAGATTTAGGAGAAGCTTTTACTATACAAAAAGAAATAAAAAAAATTGCAGAGAGAACTAAAGATGATGTTGTAGGATCATTTTCTAATCCAAAATTTTTTCCTTCTGTTTATGGAAACGCTTCTTCCTATCGTATAACAGGTGGAGAAGAGTATATAGAATTTGTTACAAGAGTTCCTGATCCACAAGGAGTGATTGTTCGGTCAGGGGGACATTACGGTACTTTAACAGGACCTGATGGAGTGGCACAAAATTTACGACAACAAGCTTTGGCACATACAAGAGGACATATACGTTTTACAAAAGATGGTAAAAAAGTTTTTCTTATTGATGAACACCAGTTAGATAAGCAACAAAAGATAGGAGTGAAACTTGCACGTAAACCAGAACTAAGAAGATTAAATCCGTACAACAGAGATTACTTTGATAATGTGGCTGGTTCACCAACTGAATCTTTAGTTACTGCACAAAAGAAAAAGTTACTAGAACAAATGACAAAATTAGACAAAGGTGTGCGAACAAGTGATGCAGACTTACAAGAAATAGAACGCATACGAGATCGTTTAGCAAATGTAGACGGACAGAAAAAATTCCATAACTTAGATAATAATATGTTTGTTGAGGAATATAACAAGTTACTGAATCAAGAAGGTATAGAGTATCAACCTATGTTGCAAGAACATAGAAACTATACCATAAAAATGTTATCAAAATATTTTGCAAAAGAAAGACCAGACATAGATTATATAGGCGTGGTTCCTTCTGAAATAAGTGGTGCTGCAAAAGGCCGAGGAACTGCTGCTGACTTTTCTCAATATGGAACTTTCTTAGGTAAAGCTGGTGCTAGACTAGATGGTAAAGTTTTGCGAGGACAAAGTTCAGGTACAAGTTCTGAAAGAAGATTAACAAAACCTGATCAAGATTCTAGTTTTATGAAAGCGATGAAAAGTTTTGCAAAAAATTATAATGGCAAAATTGTAAAAGTAGATGTGGCACGAAGCGATCCTAAAAAACAATATAAAGTATTAGCTAGAGAGAAAGCAAACACAAATACAGAAGGTTCTGATTTAGTAGAACAAAGATTAAAAGGAATGAAAATACAAGCACATGGCCCGATGACAGAACCTTATGTAGAACATCTTGGTGCGTTTAAAACTGATGCAGAAGCAGAATCGTTTAAAAATTTAGCAGGAATAAGTGGAACTAAGTCTATAATACCTGATTCTAGTGCTACATCCAGATCATTGTATGACAAATATATTTTACTAGAACTGCCAAAAGATTTGGACAAAACTCCTGTGAAGATATATAAAAGCAAAGGGGGTCTAGTCGTAGACCTATTTAAATGGTAGACTATATATAATTCAGGAGTTTCTATGGGTTCAAAATATAAAATAGGAAAAGCTTTTTATTCAGAAATAAAAGAAAGTATTGGTGACTTAGGTAGAAGATATAGAAAAGAAACTGGTAAAAAAAGAGCTAGTATTGAGGATAAAGAGTTTAGAAAAATAATACAAGACAGAGTCAATAGAACACTTGAAGCTGATCGTTATGTAAAAAAATCCTTAAATGGTAGTACAAAAAAATATAATGAATTAATGAAAGTTAGAGATAAATTTAGTGGTGGAGGCACAATGAATAAGAAAAAGAAAAAAACAAAAGATCCTTTAGTAAAAAAATATGAAAGAATTAGAAACACAATAATCGCTGCACCAGAGGTACAAGCGTTAGGTGAAGTCGTTAACGACTTGATTGGCATAGGAGGTTTTGATGATGGTGGTCTTAATGAAGGTATTAAATCAGTAAAAGCTAGTGAGAAACAAGCAGCTCCAGCAAGAAAAGCTGGGCAGATGCAAGCAGCTCCAGCAAGAAAAGCTGGGCAGATGCAAGCACCTCCCTCTGTAAGACCAAGTAAAAAACAACTTATACCACTAGACAAAATTAAAGGCAGAAGAAAACCTCTAGCCGATTTTAAAAGCAAAATGAAAAGAGCAAATGGTGGTTTGTTAAAAAAAGATAAAGCAAAATTGTCAAAAAAAGATAAAGCAAAACTAGCTGCATTAAAAACATATAGAAGAATAGCTCCTGCTGGTTCTGTAGCTGAAAGTGTGTATACTAAAATTACGGGAAAAAGAATACCTAGTGCATCTGATGTTTTTGGTAAACAATATAATATAAAAGGAAAACCCATTGGTAAAAATAAAATGAAAAGAGCAGAGGGTGGTTTTACGGATAATAGAAAAAAAATAGATAAGGCTCCTCCTTTTGGAGTTATTAATGCAGATGATTTTAAAGCCTTAAAAGCTATGAAAAAAAAATCAAATGGCGGATCTATTATGGTGCCAGTAAAGATGGGAAAAAATAAAATAACTAAAATAATGTAACTATATGGTTGATGCAAATTTAAATCCTGAGATTGAAGAAGAGGAGGTTGCACCTGAAGGTTTACCTGAAGTAGAAATAGAAGAAGAGGTAGAACAAGAAGAGCAACAAGAAACACAAGATTTTAGTGAAGAACAAGAAGCAATAGAATTTTTTTCTAATTTAGCAGAAGAATTAGACGAGAGAGTTTTATCTTCGTTAGCTAACGATCTTATAGCAGATTATAAAAAAGATAAAGAATCCAGAAGCGATTGGGAACAAGCGTACATTAAAGGATTAGACTTACTCGGTTTTAAATACACAGAAGAAGCAGGTCCTTTTTTGGGAGCATCCTCTGTTACACATCCTTTACTAGCAGAATCTATTACACAGTTTCAAGCACAAGCCTATAAAGAATTATTACCAGCTAATGGCCCGGTAAAAACACAAGTGGTAGGAGAACGAACAGCTGAAAGAAATGAACAAGCTCAAAGAGTAAAAGAATTCATGAACTATATGTTGACAGATAAAATGGAAGAATACACTCCTGAGTTTGATCAGATGTTATTTTATTTACCCTTAGCAGGTTCTGCATTTAAAAAAGTTTATTATGATGAAGTGATGCAAAGAGCAGTAAGTAAATTTGTTCCTGCTGAAGATTTAATTGTTCCGTATTATGCTACTGATTTGAGAGACTGCGATAGAATTACACACATTTTAAAAATGAGTGAAAATGACATTCTAAAAAAACAACGTGCAGGATTTTATAGAGATATAGATATTTTACCATCAAGAAGTGATGATGATGAAGTGCAATCTAAATATGATTCTATTGAGGGAGTATCTGATACACAAGATACAGATTACCAATTTAATGTTTTAGAGATGCACGTAGATTTAGATATGGATGAATATGAGGTTGAAGATTCAGAGAAAAATGTAAAGCTTCCTTACATTGTAACTATTGATGAAGGATCACAAGAAATACTTTCTATCTACAGAAATTACAATATGAACGATACCACTTACAAAAGAAAAGATTTCTTTGTTCATTTTAAGTTTTTACCAGGTTTGGGATTCTATGGGTTTGGTTTAATTCATATGATTGGTGGATTATCTAGAGCGGCAACTGCCGCATTAAGACAATTACTTGATGCGGGTACGTTAAGTAATTTACCAGCTGGATTTAAATCAAGAGGTATGCGAGTAAGAGATGACGATCAACCTTTTCAGCCCGGGGAGTTTAGAGATGTGGATGCACCAGGTGGAAACATAAGAGATCAATTTTTACCTCTACCTTTTAAAGAGCCTAGCACTACCTTGTTTAATCTTTTAGGATTTGTAGTACAAGCTGGTCAAAGATTTGCAGCGATTGCAGATTTACAAACAGGTAATGATAAACAAAATAGAGCAGTCGGATCTACACTAGCTTTGTTAGAACGTGGTTCAAGGGTTATGAGTGCAATACACAAGCGTTGTTATTACTCTATGCGACAAGAATTTAAATTATTATCTGTAGTATTTGGAACATATTTACCACCTGTGTATCCTTATGCAGTATATGGCGGTAATCGTTTTGTTAAACTAACCGACTTTAGTCAAGAAGTAGATGTGTTACCTGTAGCAGATCCAGATGTGTTTTCTTTATCACAAAGATTTACGATGGCTCAAGCACAATTACAAATCGCATCAAGTAATCCTGCGATGCACGATATGAGAGAAGCTTATTATAGGGTGTACGAAGCACTTGGCACTAAACAAATTAATAGTTTGTTGAAACCATCTACTAAACCTAAACCTACAGATCCTGCTATTGAAAACAGTAATGCAATGAAAGGTATGCCAATACAAGCTTTTGCTGACCAAGATCATGATGCACACATAGGAGCACATATAGCTTTTATGCAAACTCGTATGGTTCAGGTAAATCCAGCTGTATATGGAGCCTTACAAGCTCATATTATGGAACACATATCTTTCAAAGCCAGAGCTTTAGTGTTATTAGACTTACAACAAGATGCAAAGTTAAGTCAGTTAGCTCAAACTGATCCAAAAAGATTTGAAATTATTACAGAATCTAAAATAGCACAAACAATTAATGAATTAACACAAGGTTTAGCAGAGTTAGAAATGGGTACAACTAAGCCAGATCCATTAGTTGCTCTCAAACAAAGAGAATTAGATCTGAGAGCTTTAGATATTCAACGTAGACAAGCAGAATTTGCTACAACAGAGCAAAGAAAAATAGACGAATTTGAAGAAAAGATTGATTTAGATAAATTAAAAAGAGAAGATCAAGAGTTTCAAGCTCAAGAACGTATTAGAGTAGCTGATGATAAGGTAGATATAGCAAGGACAAAGGCAAATGAAACAAAAAAGTAAAAAAAAATCTATTAATAGGTTAGAAATGTTAAAACTTGGTCAAACTTTAATGGCTAGTAAACAGCGAAGCAATTTAGATCGTAATAAAATACCTTCTATGTCAGAATTAGTAGCAAAAATTAAAAGAAAACAACAATCTGGCAGAGGTAAATTGTTTCCTATGCCTTATGAACAACCCCAAACAGCAAAAAACGGTAAAATTTTTAAAATACCAGATTATAAAGTAGGAAAAAACTTGTCTTTTACAGCAAAAGGAGATGTAAAAGTAAAAAAAAGAATACAACCAAGAACACAAGCTGAAGTTACATACAACGTTAAAGATAAAAAAGTAAAAAATGTTAATTTAAAAAGTGTTGTGGGCAATGGTCTGTTAAATATTTCAAAAGGTAAAGACAATACAACGTTAAATTACTCAAAAAAGCTGTTAGATGGTAATCTTAGTATTAATGTAGGAGCATCTAAAGGAAAACGCAACACATCAGTAGGTTTTGGTATAACAAAAAAATTTAAAACAGGAAATGCTGTAAATAGTAGTTGTCCTTACAGAGAAAATGGTGTAAGAACTGCTATTAAGGGTATTAAACCCGTACAGGTTAAAGGCGTTAAATTTACAGGAGTAAAATAATGGCACTTACTGCATTAATAGGACCAGCAACTAAACTTATAGGAAAATTTGTAAGAGATAAAGATAAGCAAGCTCAACTTGCACACGAAATATCCACTATGGCAGAAAAACACGCACAAGAATTATCCTTACAACAAATAGAAATTAACAAAGCAGAGGCAAAAGGCAATTGGTTTCAATCATCGTGGAGACCCCTTGTTGGTTGGATAGCCGCAATATCTTTAGGGGTAAATTATTTAATTTCACCTATTTGTGCTGGATTTGGTATTACTATCCCACAAGCTGATATGTCTGTAATGATGCCTTTATTACTAGGTATGCTCGGTCTTGGCGGCCTTAGGTCATTTGATAAGTTGAAAAAGACGGATACTAAAATACTGAAAAAGTAATGATAAAAAAAATTCATATCAACCAACACATAATTAGACGCAATAAAAAAAATAACACGACTGAACCAGTTATTACTATTAAGACATCTAAAAATAATTATTACGCAGATGAAGTAGAGATAAAAGGCAAATGCACTGTTAAGTATAGTCCTACTAAACCTTTATCTTGTGGAGCAAGAGTCTGGATTGAAACAAAAGATGAAGTAATTATGAACAACAGTGATTTTTTGACTAAAATTTTGTAATGTACGATATAGATACTATTCAAGTTCTACGAGCAAAAATAAGAGATAATTTAGAGAAATACAAAGAAGATGTCATCTATGGTGTAGACACAATGGAAAACTTGCAATATGCTAGAGGTAGGATCAACGCATTAGAAACGTTGCTTCAGGATTTAAATGACCTGCAAAAGAAAGAAGAAAACTTATGACTACGATTAACTTAAAAAGACGAGCCGAAGTTAAGATACCAAAAACACCACAAGAAACAGAAGAATATTTAGATACGATACCAGATCCAGTAGGATATAGACTACTTGTTAGACCTTGGACTGGTAAAGCTAAAACTGATGGTGGTATTATACTTACAGATAAAACTCAAGAAACCAGAGAGATTACTACAGTCGTGGGACTTGTGGTTAAAATGGGAGAACTTTGTTACAAAGATAAAACTAAGTTTCCTGAAGGACCTTGGTGTAAGGAGGGACAGTTTGTAATTTACGGAAGGTATGCTGGTGCTAGATTTAAAACTAATTATGGAGAGCACCGTATTTTGAACGATGACGAAATCATTGGAACTATTAAGAAACCCGAGGACATACTCGCATTATTTTAGGAGGTAATATGGCAGAACAAGTAGAACTTGATATGGACGATGCACAAGAAAAAACAGTAGAGGTAAATGAAAAACCTAAAGTGGCTACAGAGGATACACCTACTGTTGATTTAGGATATACAGATCATGATACAGGAACAGCTAAAGTAAAAGTAGAAGAAGAACCTAAAGATGATTTAACTGAAATATCAGGAAACGTACAAAAACGTATAGATAAATTAACAAGAAACTGGAGAGAATCTCAAAGAAGAGAGCAAGCCGCATTAGATTATGCAAAAGGTTTACAGCAAAAATATGCAGATATAGAAAAAAATTATTCAGCTGTAGATGAAAACTATGTTAAAGAATATGATGCAAGAGTCGATGCAGAAAGAGAGCAAGTTAAAAAAAGTCTACAAGAAGCTATAGAAGCACAAGATTCTAAAAAAATTATGGAAGCTAATGATCAACTCACAAAACTTGCAGTTGAAAAAGAAAAAGCTAGGATTAAAATACAACAAAAAGAAACACAAAAAGAAGAACAAAAAAAACAACCTACACAAGAGCAAATACAGCAACCAGCACAACCAAGTCCAAGAGCTCAGGAATGGGCAGGTGATAATGAATGGTTTGGTAAAGATAAAGCTATGACTAATGCTGCTTTTGGAATTCATGAAGATTTAATCCAAAAGGGGTTTGACGCAGAAAGCGAAGAGTATTATGCTGAAGTAGATAAGCAAATGAGGGGATATTTCCCAAATAAGTTTGTTGATGAGACAAAACCCGTTCAAACTGTTGCCTCAGCGGGCCGTAAACAGCAAGGACGTAAAACTGTGAGACTCACTCGATCACAGGTTGCAATAGCACAGAAACTAGGAGTGCCATTAGAAGAATACGCTAAATACGTGAAAGGATAAATATGACTGAAAAATTAGATAGAACTTCACGCAGTTCAAGGGAGAAGGTAGAAACACGTAATAAACCTTGGACTCCTCCATCAAGTCTGGATGCACCCCCTGCACCAAAAGGGTTCAAGCATCGTTGGATAAGAACAGAAAGCATTGGTTTTATGGATACAGGTAATGTATCTAAAAAACTAAGAGAAGGTTGGGAATTTGTACGAGCAGAAGAAGTCAAAAACCAACTTGGCGATCACGATTATCCAGTTGTGCAACAAGGACAATATCAGGGGTTAATCGGGGTTGGTGGCCTTGTGTTGGCAAGGATACCTGAAGAAGTAGTCGAACAACGCAAAAAATATTTCGAGAATATTACAGCAGATCAAGTTAAATCCGTTGACAACGACATTCTAAGGGAGCAACGTCCTGAGATGCCTGTCAATATTGACAGACAATCTAGGGTAAGTTTTGGTGGCTCTCGCAAAAAGTGAGAGTTTTTTGTTAATTATTTTTAAGGAAATAAAATATGGCTAATACTAACGTATCGTTTGGCTTGAGACCTTTATCAAGATTAGGTTCAAGTTATAACACTACAGGTACTACTGAATACAGAATAGCCTCTGACAACTCCAATAGAATTTACCAAGGGATGCCTGTAATACCTACAGCAGCAGGGGTCATTGATGATCTTCAAGCAGCAGCAGGTGGAACAGTTTCTATCTTAGGTGTTTTCTATGGTTGCGAGTATGTTTCTAGTACCACAGGAGAAAGAATTTTCTCAAACAACTGGCCTGGATCTGGAGCTGATGCAAATCATCCAGTAAAGGCTTTCATTTATGACGATCCAATGCAATTATTTGTAATAGCAGCTGATGCAGGCGGTGGCAGTTTTGATACCGAGTCTGAAATTAGAGCAGCAATATTTTTAAATGTGCAACTAGCAAATGGAAATAGTGGTAATAACACTACTGGTATTTCTACTGCTGTCGCAGATTTAAGTACAGCTGCTGATACTGCTTCTTTTCCTCTACGTATTGTGGGTATTCAAGAAGATCCTGAAAACTCTGACTTTACAGCAGCAGGTATTCCGTTGATCGTTCGTATTAATAATCACTTTAATGCACCGAACGGCTCTATAGTCCAAGGTACAGTTTCAAACACAGGAGTATAAAGCATGGCAATATCTAGAACACAATTAGTTAAAGAGTTAGAACCAGGCTTGAACGCACTTTTCGGTTTGGAATATAACAGGTATGAAAACGAACATGCAGAAATATACATATCAGAAACTTCTGACAGAGCTTTTGAAGAAGAAGTAATGTTAAGTGGTTTTGGATCTGCTCCAGTTAAAGCTGAGGGTCAAGCAGTTCAATTTGATGATGCAAATGAATCTTTTACAGCAAGGTACACACATGAGACTATTGCTATGGCTTTTGCTATTACAGAAGAAGCTATTGAAGATAATTTGTATGACAGATTAGCTGGTAGGTACACAAGAGCTTTGGCTAGAAGTATGGCAAATACTAAGCAAGTAAAAGCTGCAAATGTTCTTAACAACGCATTTAACGCATCCTTTACTGGTGGTGACGGAGTTGAGTTATGTGCAACTAATCATCCGCTATTAAATGGTGGAACTTTTAGAAATGAATTAGCAACAGCTGCTGATTTGTCTGAAACATCACTAGAACAAGCATTAATTGACATTTCTGCTTTCGTTGATGAAAGAGGTTTAAAAATTTCTACTCAAGGGTTAAAATTGATAATTCCTAAAGAATTACAATTTACAGCTGAGAGAATTTTAAAATCTCCACAGAGAGTTGGTACTGCTGATAATGACATTAATGCTATGGCTAACATGGGTATGATTCCACAAGGTTATAGAATTAATCATTTCTTAACAGATACTGATGCTTTCTTCATTATGACAGATGCTCCTAACGGTATGAAACAATTTGTTAGAGCACCTATTAAAACAGCTATCGAAGGAGATTTTGATACTGGTAATGTAAGATTCAAAGCAAGAGAGAGATATTCATTTGGATTCTCCGATCCTAGAGGTGTTTTTGGCTCACCTGGTGCTGCTTAAAAATCTCTAACGATAAACTAAAAGAGGGGACTTACATTGTCCCCTTTTTTTATGTATACTGTAATTACCAAGATTAATAATGGATATAGACTGGCTTGGCAGATACCCTAGAAAACTATATCTACAACTAGGAGAAAATTATGGGAACAACTACTTTTTCAGGTCCTATTAAAGCAGGAACAATTAAAGAAACAACTGGTACTACAATAGGTACAGATATTAAAAATACTGGACAGGTTGTAATGGTGCAAACATTTGCAGTTAGTTTAGCAGCTGGAGCTGTTGCAGCAGCAGTGCAAGATGTTGTGATACCAGCAAATTCACAAATAATTGATTGTGTTATCGATGTAATAACAGCAGCAAATACTGGCACTAACATAAGTGTGGGTGATACTGTTGGAGGTGCCGCTACACTTGTAAATACGTTTGGTATAGGAACTACAGCTGGTAGAAAATATCCAACAACTGAATCAGGCGGAGCTTTAGCTTGGGAAGATGTGGGTACTTCAGATATAAGATTAACTTTTACATCTTCTGCTACAACAAACGCAGGTGAAGTAAGAGTATCTGTTTTATATCAACAAAACACTAACTTAGCATAATAGAGGTAAACAATGAACTCAGATATAGGAGCAAAAACGCTTACCTCGACTGGTTCAATTCAGTCAGGTAGAACAAGGTTGCTATCTATTTATTATGTTGGTCATGCGTCAGCTGGAAGTTTAACGTTTAAAGATGGTGGGGGTAGTGGTACTCAAAAGCTAGTTATTGCTACACCTGCTGGAAGTGCAGCTGATCAATATCAAGTTGATATGCCTTTAGATGGTTTACTTTTTAAAACTGATATGCACTTGACTATTAGCAACGTAACCTCTGTTACTGTTTTTGTAACACCGATTACTGCTGATACTGATAATGGCTAGAAAACCAGATAAACAGCCGCCTAGAACTAAGAAGTATTACAGATCTACTAAGTCTGGAGCGGGAATGACTAAAGCTGGGGTTGCTAAATATCGAAGAGACAACCCTGGCAGTAAATTAAAAACTGCTGTTACAGGTAAAGTAAAAAAAGGTAGTACGGCTGCAAAAAGACGTAAATCATTTTGTGCAAGAAGTGCTGGTCAGATGAAAAAATTTCCTAAAGCAGCTAAAAATCCTAATTCAAGATTGCGACAAGCAAGACGTAGATGGAAGTGTTAAATGAAACTATCAGATAATTTTAGCTTACATGAATTTACTAGGTCTCAAACTGCAATTAGAAATAACATTGACAATACACCAAGCGATAAACAAATATTTAATTTACGTAATTTATGTATTCATATTTTACAGCCAGTAAGAGATTATTTTCAACAGCCCATGACTATAAGTTCAGGTTTTCGATGTGTCGAACTTAATTTAAAAATTGGGGGCAGTATTACTTCTCAACATGTGCAAGGTCAAGCAGCAGACATTGAGGTTCATAAGGTAGGAAACTTAGAGTTAAGTGATTGGATACATAATAATATGAAATACGATCAGTTAATATTAGAGTTTCACAAACCTGAAGAAGATCCTCATTCAGGATGGGTGCATGTATCTTACAGCACAGAAAATAATCGATTTGAATATAAAGAAGCATATAAAAATAAAGAAGGGAAAACAAGGTATAGGTTACGATAATGGCAATGAATAGAGGCAGTATGAGACAACAAATAACAAAAGGTCCTATGAAGAAAAAAGTAGGATTATATAAAAAAGGTAAAAGAGTTAGAGTAGTACAAGGAAACAAAGGTAGACTTGTTAGAAATAATATTAGAACACGCTAGTAGACAGAACGGTAGCAAAAGTTTAAAATATAAAAAAAGGAAACAACATGACAAAATTATGCCCAAGAGGAAAAGCAGCAGCAAAAAGAAAGTTCAAAGTTTACCCCTCGGCCTATGCAAACGCTTACGCTTCAAAAATTTGTGCAGGTAAAATAAAAGACCCGAGTGGAGTAAAACGTAAAGATTTTAAAGGACCTAAACCAGCAAAACAGGGAGGTGTTATGAATATGAATGACGGTGGTATGATGCCTCAAGGAACAGGTTCTTATATTAAACAAGATATAGACGGTGATGAAAGTTTTACAAACCCATCTACACAAGATTATTACAGAGATTTATTAGGATAATGTCTGGTTTAAAAAAATGGTTTGCTCAAAAGTGGGTAGACATTGGTAGTAAGAAAAAAGATGGCACATTTGCTAAATGTGGTAGAAGCAAACAAAAAGCAGATGCCAAAAGAAAATACCCAAAGTGTGTTCCTTTAGCAAAAGCTAGAAGAATGACTGAAGGACAAAGAAAAAGTGCTGTTAAAAGAAAAAGAGCAAAAGCACAAGGAGTTGGTGGTAAGCCAACTAATGTTAAAACGTTCACTGCTTACAAAGGTGGTTTAGCCGATAAATATTATGAAGGAGTTTTATAATGTCTAGAATGAAACAATTACAAGCTTTAGCCAAAGAAGCTAGGGAAAAAGGCGATAGAGATAAATATGAAATGATACGAGGAGACATATTTAAGGAGTTTGACTTTGACATAGGTAAGTTTGGTTTAGGTGGTCTTTTATATAAAAAAGGTAAAAAGTTATTAGAAAAATCAGGTTTAATTGATGACCTACCTTCTATGTATCGTAAAATGCGAGATGCTAAAGATAAAGGTGATTTTAAAAAATTTAAAAAATACAAATCTAAATCTACAAACGTAGTAAAAGATAGTAAAAGTATGAAACAGTTTCAAAAAGAGTTAGATGAAGATTTACCTTTACCAAAAAATTTTAAACCAACTAAAAAGAAACCAGAAGGTAAAGTAGTTAGTATAACAAAAAAAAGTATGGGTGGTGAAGTTAGGGGTATTGGTAAAGCTATCAGAGGTTTTAATTTTAAGGGTGTTAGATAGTGGTTACATCAGGCACTACAGCTTTTGATTTAGACATCGATGATATAATACAAGAATCTTATGAGCGTTGTGGTATCAGAACAAACTCTGGTTATGATTTAAAATCTGCAAGAAGAAGTTTAAATATATTGTTTTCTGAATGGGGTAATAGAGGTATTCATTTATGGAAAGTTACTTTGAAAGAACAAGAGCTTACCGCTGGAACAGCTACGTACACAGCACCAACAGATGCAAACGCCATATTAGAGGCTTATGTGAGCACTACAACAGGTACTACTACTTCTACAAATGACGTGTCTTTAACTAAAATAAGCAGAAGTCAATATGCAGCTTTACCCAATAAAGGTTCACGTGGACAACCTAGTCAATATTATGTTGACAGGCAAACTACCCCTACGATAACTTTGTATCAAACTCCTGATGCGAGTACCTATACGTATGTAAAATATTATTACATGAAGAGGATAGAAGATGTCGGTGCATACACTAATCAAGCAGACGTGGTATTTCGATTTATACCCTGTATGGTTGCAGGTCTTGCATATTATCTCTCTATGAAAAAAGCTCCTAATCTTATACAAGCTACTAAATTAGTTTATGAAGATGAATTACAAAGAGCATTGACAGAAGATGGACAAAGAACTTCTGTGTATATTACTCCACAAACTTTTTATCCACAAGGTGCATAATGCCTTACGCAAGAGGTAAAAAATCAAAAGCAATATCCGACAGGTCAGGTATGGAGTTTCCATATACAGAAATGGTTAAAGAATGGAATGGTTCTTTTGTGCATCGTTCTGAGTATGAAGCTAAACATCCACAAATTGAAAGAAAGAAAATAAGTGCAGATGCTATTGCTTTACAAAATGCTAGACCAATGCACCCTGATACACAAAAAGATTTTGTTTTGTATATTAGTAATGGATTTTTTTCTGAAACAAAAGATACTGGTATAACAGGTGGAGCAAGTATGACTGTTGCAGGTAGTGACAATATTTTAGGAACTAAATTAACATCAGTGCAAGCAACTGTTTCTGTAGGCACTAATTTTACTGTGGTGATTTCATGACAATAACGCACTCAGCTTTTTTAACACAAGTTAGAAATTATACAGAAGTAGACTCAAATGTTTTATCGGACACTTTGATTGATCAATTTATAAGAAACACAGAATTAGATATAGCTAGTAAAGTAGATTACGATGACATAAGAGAATATGTAACAGCAGTTACAGGAACTTTAAGGTTTTTAAATGTTCCTGATGATTGTATAAGTATTCGATCTGTGCAAATTATAAACAGTAGTACAAGAGATTTTTTGGAAAAAAGAGACACTTCTTTTATAGCAGAATTTAATCCAACAGACGCAACAGGACAACCAAAATATTATGCAAACTGGGATGATAAAAATATTGTGTTTGCTCCTGTGCCTGATCAAGCTTACGAGATACAATTAAATTATATAAGAGACCCACAGCATTTTACATCTACACAAAACACTTTTTTGTCTCAACACGCAGAAAATTTATTATTGTATGGTGTTTTAGTAGAGTGTTTTAGTTATTTAAAAGGCCCTATGGATATGTACAACTTGTATAAAACTAAGTATAATGAAGAGATACAAACATTTATGCTTACACAAATGGGTAAACGTAGACGTGCAGATTATGATGATGGTGTAATGAGATTACCTGTTCAATCTCCTTCACCTTAACTTTATAGGAGAAAAATATGGCAATAACAACAAGTGCAGTGTGTAATGTTTTTAAAACAGATGTTTTAAAAGGGGTACACAATTTTACAGCAGCACCTACTGGAAACACTTTTAAATTAAGTATGTACACTAGCTCTGCTACTTTAGGAAAATCAACAACTTCTTTTACAACTGACAATCAAGTATCTTCACCATCTGGCTACACCAGTGGTGGTAAAGCTTTGGTTGCTGTAACACCTGTGTTAAGCAGTGATACAGCGGTAGTAGACTTTGCTGATTTATCTTTTGTGGGTGTATCTCTTACTGCAAGAGGTGCTTTAATCTATAATGACTCAGCTTCTGGAGATCCAGCAGTTGCAGTTCTAGATTTTGGTGGAGATAAAACAGCTACTTCAGGTACATTTACAATACAGTTTCCTACTGCAAACTCATCAAGTGCTATTATTAGAATAGCTTAATAGGAGACTTGTTCAGTGACTACTAGAACATTAACTATTACTGTTGTTGGTGGTAATCCCTCTAATCATCCGTATCATAATGTTGGTTCTAGTAATAAATATGCAATAGATGGTTCTACTGCTACAGCAGATGTAACATTATATTTAGCTGAAGGTGGAACTTATGTATTTGATCAATCCGATAACACTAATAGTGGACATCCTTTAAGGTTTTCTACAACTGCTAATGGAACACATTCTGGAGGAAGTGAATATACTACAGGTGTAACTGTAACAGGAGTACCTGGAAATTCTGGTGCAAAAACTACTATTGTTGTAGCCGATTCTGCACCTACTTTATATTACTATTGCACACAACATTCCAACATGGGTTGGACTGCGAATACTGTGAACGCTACTTCTTGGGGTGTTTTATCTTGGGGCGAAGGAGCTTGGGGTGATCAAAATGACATATCTGTATCTGTTACTGGAGTAGCATCTACTACTGCTATAGGTTCTGTAACTATTGATGATGAATTTTTAATTGGCGTAGGTTGGGGTCGAGGAACTTGGGGTAATAGAGTTTGGGATGGTGTATATTCCGTCATACCAACTGGCGTAGCTGCAACATCTGCAATAGGAACAGCGACAGCAAGTATTTCATTTACAGCATCTGTAACAGGAGTGTCTAGCACTTCTGCTGTAGGTAGTGTAACTACAACACAAGGAGTAGAGATAACTCCGACTGGTCAGGAGTTGACTGGTTCTGTAGGAACTGTTGATTTTGACGGAGATGCTTCAACTGGAGTAACAGGTGTTGCAATGACATCAGCGGTAGGAGAGTCAATCATTGCACCAATTACCTTAGTTGATGTTACAGGTGTAGCTCTTACAAGTGCTCTTGGTGATATTGTAATAGAAATGACAGGAGCAGTAAATGTAACAGGTGTATCTTCAACAGCATCAATTGGTTCTATAACACCAATATCAGGCTATGATGTTACTGGAGTAGCCATGACATCAACGGTAGGAACAGTAGCAGAAGTTACAGGCACAGGAATAGTAGATGATGTTACTGGAGTAGTATTGACGAGTAATGTTGGAAGTGTAATAATAATAGCATGGAACAGAGTAGATACTGGGACACCAGTTACCTGGACTAAGATAACTACAGCGGCATAAAAAAAGGATAAAATATGGCATCTACATTCTCATCAGATTTAAAACTGGAACTCATGGCTACTGGTGAAAACGCTGGTACATGGGGAACAAAAACAAATAATAATTTAAATTTAGTACAACAAGCAATCGGTGGTTTTGAACAAGTAACAGTTGGTGACGGAGCAACAGTTGCACTAGCAATGACCGATGGTACAGTATCAAACGCAAGAAATATGGTTGTAAAAGTGGCTACTGTAACTCTATCAGGAGCCACTGTTTTAACAGTGCCTGACAGTATTGAAAAAATGTATATTTTTGATGTGACAGGCGTAACCAACCCGACAAACTTAACTATAAAAACAGCAAGTGGATCTGGTTTTTCTCCAGACCAACAAAAAATATATTTTGCATATGCAGATGGGACTAATATTGTTGAAGTTTCATTAGACAGTTTGGGTGGTGCGGTAGGTACAGCAAGTTTACCAACGGTACCAGTTACAAAAGGTGGGACAGGTTTAACATCTGCTGGTTCCGCAAATCAAGCATTAAAAATGAATAGTGGTGGTAGTGCTTTAGAGTTTGGGACATTAGCAATAGCTGGTGGTGGAACTGGTGCAACAACTTTAGCGGGTGCTAATATTGTAGCGTCAAATGCAAATACAACTTTTACAAAAGCATTAAGAGGATCTACTCAAACTGCTGGTTCTCAAACTGGTAGTGTTACTTTAGATTTTGACACCTATCAGAACTTCGTGCTGACAGCAACAGGTAATGTTACTTTAGCCAATCCTTCTACTGAGTCAGTAGGACAATCAGGTATTATAGTATTTATTCAAGATGGCACTGGCAGTCGTACATTAAGTTTAGGAACAGATTATGAAACAGCAGGTGGTGCTGGTTTAACTATATCTACTGCTGCTAATGCAGTCGATGTTATACCATATTTTGTTAAGGCTGCCTCAAGTATTCAATTAGGAGCACCTCAACTTGCGTTTGCATAGGAGACATTACTAATGCCAGTACAAGGTGAATTTTTTCAAAACCCAGGAAGTAGTGGTGGTTTTTATGATTATCAGATTTCTAATAGCTGTAGATTCGATAAAGCAGCTAGTTCTAGATTATATAGAACTTTTGGTACACCTTCAAGTGCTACAAAAATGACAATGAGTTGGTGGATGAAACATGGTGATATTCCAGATTATCAACAAATTTTTTCTAAAGCTGGAGGTTATGGTGGAGGAAATGGTGCTTCAATAACACTAAATGATAGTCTTGGTGGTTATGCTGATATAATTACTATGTATGGAATGAAAGGAAGTGGTGGAGGAAGTACAGGTGGAAATACTTATCCTGCTAATGCGTTTAGAGATTACAGTGGTTGGACACATTGCCATTATAAGATGGACACTAGTAAAAGTGGAATGTCTGGTACTAATGCAAAAGTAGTTATGCACATTAATGGAGTAAATGCAGTATTTGTCAATACAAATGAACCTTCAGGCAATTTTGATAATTTTAATACTAATGGTGATGTTCACTCTGTAGGAAATGGTAATGGTTACGACCAAGGAGATATTTATTTAGCAGAGTTTATATTTTTAGATGGGCAGTATGAAGATTATACATCTTTTGGTGAAACAAAGAATGGAGTCTGGATACCTAAAGACCCTAGTAGTTTAACATTTGGTAATAATGGCTTTCATCTTAAATTTGAAGATGCTTCTAACCTAGGCAATGACAGTAGTTCGAACAATAATGATTTTACATCAACAGGACTTGGTACAGACCATCAAGTTGTTGATAGTCCAACATTTGGGAGTTAATTAATATGGCAAGTAGTGGAAATTTTTGTACATGGAACGCACTTACAGGAATTAAAGATGATGGTAGTTCAGGTATAACATTTGCTAATGGTAATACCAGTGCTAGTATGACGCATAACGGAATATCTTGTTTAGGTACACATGGTATAAAATCTGGTAAATGGTATTATGAAATTAATTATCATGCTGATGGTAATTATTCAGACGGAAGGCTTCATGCAGGTTGGACTTCAGATTTAAAAGGAATAAAATATGCTTTTTTTAGACAAGCAGGAGGTTCTCCAGATAGAGAAGGTTTTGGAGTTCATCTTTGGTTTTATAGAAACAATTATCAAGGTGGTAAAATATCATATCAATCATCAACAGATTATACAGGAAACACAGGTGCTTCAAATTCTAATTTAAAAGCAACTCAAGCAAATGATATTATTATGTGTGCCATAGATGCTGATAATCATAAAATGTATTGGGGATTAAATGGTAACTGGGGTTCAACTAATACTAATGGAGCAACAGCAACAAATTCAGATATTACTCAAGTAGATGGTTGGTCTATAGAATCAACATGGCAAGGAAGTACATGGATGCCAGCTATATGGTTTGCAGGTGCATCATCAGGAACAACTGCAATTATAAACGCAGGTCAGGACAGCACTTTTTCAGGAACAAAAACAAGTGGTTCTGCAAACGCAAGCGACTCAAATGGGGTGGGGAATTTCTATTATACACCTCCTAATAATTTTCTTGCCCTATCAAGTTCTGCCTTGCCCATATCAGATGACATAGACCCTGCACAGACTGATGATGATTACCCTAGTAAACAATTTGGTGTAGTTACTTATTCTGGTACTGGTAGTAATGGTAATGCAATTACTGGTTTAGGTTTTCAACCTGATTTATTGTGGCTTAAACAAAGAAATGCAACTTCAGATTATTCTAATGCTTTAGTAGACTCATCAAGAGGTCGTACTAAAGTTATTTACAGCCATAGCACTAGAGCTGAACTGACAAGTCCTGCTGATAAAGATGTTAAATCTTTTGATAGTGATGGATTTACAGTAGATGTAAGTGAACAAATAGGTATTAATTCAGGCAGTGGAACTTATGTTGCATGGTGTTGGAGAGCTAATGGTGGAGTAACCTCATCAAATACAGATGGAGATATAACAACAACAGTACAAGCTAATCAAAAAG